TAAATGTCAAATAGGGAATATCGACTAACCCAGTCCGTGCCTCATTTGGGTATTTGTGGTGGGTAGCGTGATATGTCTCGGCGCTAAACAACAATGCATGGGCATGCGATAGATTGATTGGTTTATATCCATCGTGGGCAATATAGTTGATTGTCGCTTGTAGCAAATACACTACGCCATTGATAATGAACCACGACAGCGGTCCAAACAACCACGACCACAATACGAAATATACAATAACAATTGTAAAGTAGTATTCTAACTGCAAAGTATACAATCGATCCTTCCAAAGCCGACCAGCATACTTGAGGTCGGTGTTGTAGAAGGATATCAATGCATTCTTGATAAACCCAACTTGTGGTCCATGTGGATCCTCAGCTGTATCTGAAAATCGATGATGCTTTCTATGAATCGATACCCACGATATTGCTGGTGTAAATGCATGACCTGCTGCAACGATCGTTAAAAATATCTGGAGCCACCGCGGACACTTCCACGCACCATGGCTCAAGCATCTATGATAAAAAGCAGCAGCGATTATTCCCACTAGCCATATACCATACACCAACCACCCATACACATACAACGACGGCATGAAAATACAAGCGTAGGTTGTGATTCCAGCAGATACTAAGAATAGTGTTTGCTGGATGTATTTTCCATAATGCATCATAACGGCGTGTGTGTCAGTTTAATGCCAAATACTTTGAGTGCTTCTTCGGTTTGCCAGTGGATGTCTGAGTTGATCATATCACACATCGTCTGGTGATCGGCCCAGTGTATTTCATAAGACCGTGCGTTGTGTTCATTGGTCGCATGAAGTTTGTGCACTTTCTTAGTACGATACATTGCCTGTGTTAACGACATTGTAAAGTTTTGCTCTATCGTCGATGCTATATCCCTTTTGCCTGTAAACAAACCCATACAATTGCAATCCGAGTAGTCGTACGACAGCTTTGATACGAACGTCTGTGAAGGATTCGGCACGTCGCATTCGTGCTCAGTCATCACCAAATGGATCCGTGGCTCGACACCACCATTGATAGCTGTGTGATGGCATTCAGAAGAGTTTATCTTTCTCAATTGGCCATCGGCTGGTAAATGAACACCAGTGCGACGATCATAATCGTAGTAGAAAGAGCCAGGATTCTCAATCACCGATATATGATACTTGTCATCAGGGTCTGTGTGGTGTCGTAGGCACATCCCTTCCGGAATGTATATGAATACAGCTCTATTCAAATTGAAAGGGACACGCATGAGAATATCTTCAAATATCGTTCCTTCTAAGATAGGATTGATCTTTGTTCGGCGGACGTAGGTAAACATTTCCTCGTCAGGATTTTCTGCAAATACTGCAGGTATAATCGAATTGCGTGTGAGGTGTGGAAGTACCTTATTGTACCAGTCGGCACGGATTTGCCATGCATCCCACTTATACCCAACGACGTCTTTTACTTGGTTCATGCTCTAGTCCTCACTGAGGAATTATGGTGTGTCGTGGGAGCTGCCATATCATACAACGCAAACTTCGGATTTGCGATTTTATCCATCAGCCCCTTTTCTGCAGAATCCTTATCACCATCTACATGGACAAACACCTTGTCCTGTATTCTGGCCAGCGCCATCACGCGTCCATTGCGTTCTTTGTATTCAATTTTCATATTCAATCACCATCGAGGAACATTTGCCACCAAACCCAAACGAGTTGTTCAGAGTATATGCTGTCTGCTTTGTGTAGTTTGTTGGCGTTTTAATTAGATTATTATTTATATCGAACGACGATGTTTGAAGGTTATGGGTATGTGGAATGACACTTCGCTTCATCGCCTCAATACTATAGATTGTTTCAATAACACCAGCAGCTGCCATAGTATGGCCGATCTTGCCTTTGTTGCTATAGATTGGCACATCCCCTAGCGTATACAATATTGCATTATATTCAACCTCATCGCCAGCTGGCGTGCTAGTACCATGCGCATTGACGAAATCGATGTTAGGGCCACCAGCATTGCTGATTGCTTTCTTCATAGCCGTTATTGCGCCCTCTCCTGATGGGGAGGTTCTATCATGCGCATCGGAAGCGTTTCCAGCTGGATATAAGTATGCATGTATGGTTGCACCTCGTGCTTTAGCCTTTTCCTCCGACTCTAGAATCAGAACACCAGCTCCCGACCCCATCACGAATCCTTCACGGTTGTCGTCAAAAGGCGCTGACTTATTTCCTAGCGCGGTCAATTGGCAGAAGAAACTAAGATCGATTGGGTTGACGCCGTGGTCTGCACCTCCGACAATGACATAATCATATTCGTCGAGTAGTTTCATTCCATAGTCGATGCTGACGATGCCGGTGGAACATGCAGAGTAAATTGATAGATTGACACCAGTGAACCCGTGTTGTTGAGATACGGCGCTACATAAGGAATCAACCATTACGTTGAGGGTCTTCTTGATTGAGTACCTTTTCTCGGATGTTTGGGCTTCATACCGAAGCTCATTTCCGCCAGTGACTGAAGATAGAATTACAGCAACGTTCTTCGTATCTGGCACATCGGCCATTTTGAGGGCTTGCTCGGTGGCATATATGCCATAAATCATCGTCTTGGATAGGTGTACTTTTGGCACGCCTATTTCGAGGTCAGTATCATCGACCGTACAGCCGCGATTAACATACGCGTGGCGGATATTTTCGCAGTCAACGTGGGAGGTATAGTCGTGAGGATCGATCAGTTTGTCGAAATTCGAAGAAGGATCGCGACCCAAACAGTCAATCATTCCATACCCAGTTACACAAGCTCTCATAATATCTCCATTAATCTAGTATTATTATCTAGGCGATCTTGACATCTTATAAATAAAGAAGACACTTCAAACTGCGAAAAAACCATGGCAATTAAAGCAAATCTGATCATCGACCAAGGGACCACATACTCAACTTCCATCGATATTACCGATGATAACGATATGCCAGTCGATCTGACTGGGTATACAGGTTCCGCTCAGATAAGAAAACACTATTCATCGTCAAATTCCACACCATTTGCTGTATCGATCGATGCGGCTGACGGCGTTGTAACGTTGGGTTTGACGTCGACGCAGACTGGCGCTTTGACGGCCGGTCGTTTTGTATATGATGTAGAGCTTACAAACACATCTGGTGTTGTTTCTCGGATTGTGGAAGGAATAGTTACGGTCACCCCACAAGTTACGAGATAAAATAGATGGCAAATACCGTTTTCCAAACCCCAAAGATTAAGGTTCGTGTAAAGAACGACGGTGCCTTAGCACCAACGCAAGCACTTACACTACGCAATGCTGTTGGCTCTGGCCGTAGGTTGGATGAGCTGACGGACGTCACTACTACCAACGTAGCCAATGCGTACATCATTATCTACAATGCGAATTCCGCTACATGGGTGGCACATCGCGCACCTACGATCACCGGCAATGTGTTTCAAATTGCGGTATCGAACACATATAACGACTTTGACTGGAGTCTGTCGTTCCCAAATAACGTCATTATTGCCAATAACCTAAACGTTGGCAATAGTTTCAGCATTGTCGATCAAACGACGACCGCTAATAATCTAGACATCACAGGCGCGATCAACAGAGATCCGACAATCACGATCAATCTGTCTGGCGACGTCGCAGGTTCTGGAAATACCACGCTAACGAATTTAGCGAATGGTGTAATCAACATCACAACGACTAATCAGTTCGATAGTATTGAGCTTGGCGTCGATACAACTGGCTCATATGTCGGCAACGTGGCTCCAGGAACTGGTGTTCACATTACGGGTGCTGGCGGCGAAAACAGCCAGCCTACATTCTCGATCGGTCAACCAGTTGAAACTGATTCTGAAGTTAACTTCGGTAACACAACTGCACATGGCTTTGCAAACGTAACAGGCACGTTGCAAGTATCTGGACGTACTGATCTACGTGATACTGGTATTGATGGTACGTTGCGCGTCAACTATACAGCTAATTTGGCTGGCAACGTTGAAATTCGTGGCACCGCTACAGTCAATGGCGCAACCGTTATTGCTAATACTTTGGCTGTAGGGAATACGACTGTCGTTGGTTCGATTAACGTATCATCCACTGCCAATGTAGGCGGCGATGCTACTATTCATGGTGGTTTGGTTGTCAATGGCGCAGTAACAATTGCTAACACAGCCAACATCAGTGGCAATGCAGCAATCGCCGGAACACTAACGACTAAGAATGTCGTTCCAGATGCTAACAACGCATATGCTCTCGGTACACCTGAAATGCGATACACTGAGTTGTATCTCAGTGGCAATACGCTTGTTGTCGGCAATGCTGTTATTTCGGATGCTGGAACTGTTCTAAGTGCTCAGACTCCAACTGGCGATCCTATCGCATTCGACGTTGGCAATACGAGCGTACAAGGAACGCTGACAGTTCGCGAGACTGTTTCTTCTAACACACTCGTTGCTAATGCAATCTCTGTTGCCGAGAGCTCAGACTTTTATGGTAACACACAAATTCACGGCCCTGCAATCGTTAATGGTGCAGTTACCATCGCAAACACAATTGCTACAGGTAATGCAACAGTTACTGGCTATGCGAACGTAACAGGACAACTTCAAACAGGAACATTGCTTTCTGGTAATGCTGATGTTGTAGGTTATATCAACGTTTCATCAACCGCGAATATCGGCGGCAATGCAACCATCAACGGCCAAGTGTCGGTTACGAATGCGATTGCGACAGGCAATTCGACTGTTACTGGTTTCTTAGAAGTATCTTCCACGGCCAACATCGGTGGCGCTGTAACTGCTCGTAGCACAGTCGCTGTTAATGGTGCTGTTACTATTGCAAATACGCTTGCTACTGGCAATTCGACTGTTACTGGATTCATCAACGTATCATCGACTGCAAACGTCGGCGGCGATCTGACTGCACGTAGCCGAATCATCGCCAACGGCTCAGTAACAATTGCAAACACTCTTGCTGCTGGTAACACGACTGTTACTGGTTTCTTAGAAGTATCTTCATCAGCAAACGTTGGTGGCAACTTAGCTGCTCATGGCAACATGACAGTCAATGGTGCTGTAAATATCGCCAACACTCTAGCGGCTGGTAATACTACAATCACTGGCATCGCGAACGTCCAAGGTAATGTTGTCGTTACAGATACGCTTGCTGGTAATAACTTAACACTGACTGGTAACCTAACGGTTTCCGGTACAACCACTTATATCAACACAACTGCATTGAATATTGGTGACAATATCATCACGCTCAATGCTGATATGGCTGGCGTTCCACTTGAGAATGCTGGTATCGACATCAACCGTGGCACATCTGCTAATGTTCAGTTCCTTTGGGACGAGTTGAACGATAGATGGTCAACGAATGGTAGCAATTTAGCTGTTGGCGCAAACGTCGTTATCAATACTACTGACATTACAGTAGGTAATACGACTGTCAATACATTCGCCAACTCTACAACGATCGTTGCAAACAACATCAACGTTGCCACAATCAACCGCAACCCAAACATTGTTGTTTCGTTGACTGGTGATGTTGTTGGTACTGCTAACGCAACACTAACAAACTTGGCAAATGGTAGCATTACGCTATCAACAACAATTCAACCGAATGCTGTTGAGCTTGGTATCGATACTTCGGGATCATATGTTGGTAATGTCGTACCAGGAACTGGTGTATACATCACTGGAGCTGGTGGTGAGAATAGCCAACCTACGTTTGCAATCGGCCAGCCAGTCGATACAACATCTGCTGTTACGTTTGGTAACACAACAATCAATGGCACTGCCAATGTCTCTGGTAAGGTAGTTGCTGGTACTATCGATTCAGGAAATGTATCGGTAACTGGCTTCATTAATGTCACATCGACTGCCAACATCGGTGGCAATATCACTGCTCGTGGTGATGTAACCGTTAATGGTGCTGTTGTAGTTGCAAACACAATCGCAACTGGTAATGCAACTGTAGCTGGTTATGCCAACGTTATTGGCAATCTAAATGCAGTGACTGCTACGGTAGGAAACACAATTGTATCTGGCTCATTGGCTAGTGGCAATACAACTGTAACCGGTTTCATCAACGTTTCTTCTACCGCTAATGTAGGCGGAGCTGTTACCCTGAGAGACAGCTTGACCGTTAATGGAGCTGTCTTAATATCTAATACATTGAGCAGCGGCAATACGACTATAGCCGGTTTTGCTAATGTGGTCAACAGTTTGCAAGTGTCGGGTGGAACAACTCTAGCAAATACTGTAGATATCGCCGGAAATACGACGATTAGTGCTGGTTCGTTGACGCTTTCCAACACAGTAAGCAAGTGGATCAACTTCCAGCAAAACGGAATTGGTGCTCCTACAGTCGCCACAAGAAGCGCTGGTACTAAAGCTATTTTCTGGGATACAGTTAGCGCTGCCGCTGTCGACTATGCAATTGGTATTGAATCTGGTTCGATGTGGTTCAGTACAGCTACGCTGACCGATAGCAACTACAAGTTCTACGCAAATACTACGCTGATTATGCAAGCCAACAATACTGGCTTGAATCTATTTGGCCGTACGTTGTCTGGCGTTACTACACTTGCAGCTGGCAACACAACAATCACTGGTTACGCTAACGTAACTGGATCTTTCCAATCGCAGACGCTGTCAACAGGCAACACGATCGTTGGTGGCACGTTGTCGGCCGGAAATACAACGATTACGGGCTATGCTAATGTAACGACTAGCCTACAGACATCTACATTTGTTTCTGGCAATTCCACAATCACTGGTTTTGCTAATGTCGTTGGTACGCTCCAATCGACAACTCTTTCTACTGGCAATAGCGTCGTATCTGGCACACTGGCTTCTGGAAATACAACAGTTACAGGATTTGCTAATGTAACAGGCAATATGATGTCTGCTACAATCACAGCAGGTAACACAACCGTAACTGGATTTGCTAATGTCGTTGGATCGCTACAATCGACAACTCTTACTACAGGCAACACTACTGTAACAGGTTCAGCAAACGTCGTTGGAAACCTACAAACAACAACATTCGTTTCTGGTAACTCAACTGTTACAGGTTTTGCTAACGTTGTTGGTAGCTTGCAAACAACTACATTTGCTTCTGGTAATGCAGTTGTGTCTGGATCTCTCGATGCTGGCAATACAACCGTAACTGGCTTCGCGAATGTCGTTGGTTCGTTGCAATCGACCACCCTATCGACTGGCAACACAACAGTTGCTGGTACACTCGCATCCGGTAATACAGTAGTAACTGGCTTCATCAACGTATATTCTACAGCAAGCATCGCTGGCAACGTTGATGTTCATGGTACGTTAGTTGTTAACGGTGCTACTACAATCGCCAACACGCTTGCTACAGGCAATACGACCGTAAACGGATGGGCAAACGTAACAGGTAATATTAATTCAGCTACGATTACGACTGGTGGCGCTAATGTAGCCGGCACGCTAGCGGCCGGTAACACAACGATCAATGGATTCGCGAATGTTACATCGACGTTGGATGTTGGTGGTGCAGTAACGATTGCTAATACACTTGCAGCTGGCAACACAACGATTACTGGCTTTGCTAATGTGAACGGCGATGCTACTGTTAGTGGCAACGCTACGATCGGGTATCATCTAACAGCAAATACAATCCATACACTATCTAACGTCCAGATCGATGGTGATTTGTTTGTCAATGGTAATACTGTAACAATTGGCGTTACGAATCTAGCAGTTGAAGACAACATGATCTACCTCAACGAAGGTAGTGCAATTGCTAATCCTGATTTGGGTATTACTGGTAACTATAACGACGGTACATATCGTCATGCTGGTTTCTTCCGTGATGCCACAGATGGAGTGTGGAAAGTCTTCGATCAATATGAGCCTGAACCAGATGGCGCATACATCGATACATCAAACAACACGTTCAGAATCGCCGACTTCCAAGCAAATACCGGTACGTTCCGTATCGTTGCAGCCGGCAATACTACAATTAGCGGATTCGCTAATGTGGTCGGCACGCTCGATTCTGGAAACACAACGATTGTTGGCTTTGCAAACATCTCGTCGACGCTTGCTGCCGGTAATACAACAATTACTGGTTTTGCTAACGTAACTTCGTCGCTCCAATCGTTGACGTTGTCGACAGGTAACACAACAATTGCTGGAACGCTTGGTGCTGGCAACACAACAGTAGCAGGTTGGGCAAATGTAACATCACAACTACAAACGCAGACACTCGTTTCTGGTAACTCTACGATCACCGGATATGCTAATGTCGTTGGTTCGTTGCAATCTACGACACTCTCCACTGGTAATACAACTATCAGTGGTACGCTAGCTTCTGGCAACACAACGATTACTGGTAGCTTGGCAGCAACAACAATTGCAGCAGGCAATACTGTATTGTCTGGATCGCTATCTGTAGGAAATACTACGATCGCAGGATTTGCGAATGTATCTGGCGCGGTGAGTGCCGGCAATACGACGATCGCTGGTTTTGCAAATGTTATTGGTGATGTTGCAATTTCGGGCAATATTACTGCAACTGCCATAACACTGACGAACGATCTCACAGTTCCGAACGGCGGTACAGGTAGATCTACATTCACGGTTAATGGCGTTCTTTATGGCAATGGTACGGATGGCTTATTGGTAACTGCTGCTGGCGCTGAGGGCGAAGTACTGCAGATTATTGGAGGAGTCCCAACATTCGGATCAATAGACTGTGGTACATTCTGATGGATTTGTGACAACCTAAATAATACATTAATATACGGGCTGCTCTATAGTGGCCTTTAACTCTAGATAGAGACATGGCTGGAACAAAAGTACAAATCAAACGTAGCAGCGTTGCTGGGCGCGTCCCATCAGCTTCAGATATTGAAGTTGGACAGCTTGCTATTAACTTTACAGACAATCGGTTCTTTACAAAGGACGGGTCAAACACCGTCATTGATGTTTTTGGCCAAAGTCTAAATACAACAGCTAACGTCTCTTTCAGAGATGGTGCATTTGCTAATATTTCAGCTACCACGCTTGCTGGTAACTTGGAATGGAGCTACATCACAACAAAACCAGATCTCAAAATCGACATCACAGGCGATGCGACTGGTACAAATACATTTGTTGATCTTGCAAATGGCGCGATCAACATCACACTTGCTAATACAGCTGTTACGCCAGGCACATATGGTAACAGCTCTGTAATCCCAGTACTCACGATCGATAGTAAGGGTCGTGTAACGGCTGCAACAACGAATGCGGTAGCTGGCATTACTGGATTCTCATACACATCATCGAACAACACGCTTGCTATTACTGCTGGCGACGGTTCGGTCTATAAAGCTACCGTCAATACAGTCAATACATTTGCAGTATCGAATACGTTACTTGTGACTGGTGTCGGTACGTTTTCCAACGATGTAATTGTTTCTGGTAACCTAGTTGTTTCTGGTACAACAACGTACATTAATACGACAGAGCTAAACATTGGCGACAATATCATTTCGCTCAATGCTGATTTAACAGGCACTCCATCAGAAAATGCTGGCGTCTCTATCAACAGAGGAACATCCTCTAATGTAGCTTTGTTGTGGGATGAATCGGTAGATGCTTGGACATTTACTAACGACGGCTCTACTTACTTCAAGATCGCGAGCAACACGGATGTTGATGCTGCATACGCCAATGCTGCAAGCTATGCTGATGCTAAGGCTGCAAATGCATATTCCAACGCAGTAAGCTATACGGATACAAAAGCCGCTGCTGCATATTCTAATGCGACGAGTTATGCAGACACGGTAGCAGCTACATCATATGCTAACGCTACATCTTATGCTGATACTGTTGCTGCAACATCTTATGCAAATGCAACGAGCTATACGGATACAGTAGCAGCTACAGCGTATTCTAATGCAGCTTCATATGCAGATACAAAGGCTGCAGCGGCTTATTCGAACGCAGTGTCGACAGCATCAGCTGATGCGACAGACAAGGCATCTAATGCTTATAGCAATGCTGTAAGTTTTGCTACTGCTGCAGCAAGTGCTGCTTACTCGAATGCAACCTCGTACGCTGATACAAAGGCTGCTGCCGCATACTCGAACGCTGTATCTACAGCAGCAACAGACGCTACCAATAAAGCAGCCAACGCATACTCCAACGCTATAAGCTATGCTGCTTCGATAGCTGCTACAGCATATTCAAATGCCGTATCTACAGCAGCAACAGATGCGACAATACTAGCAACAGATGCGTACAATTCTGCTGTAAGTGCTGCAGCATCTGATGCATCTAGCAAGGCAGCGACTGCTTACTCAAACGCAGTATCGACTGCATCGGCCGATGCTACTTCGAAGGCTGCTACGGCTTATTCGAATGCTGTATCTACAGCAGCAACAGACGCTACCAATAAGGCAGCAAATGCATATTCGAATGCAATTGCATACGCTGCTTCCAATTCATATGTCAATTCGACGTTTGCTCCTCTTGCAGGTGCAACGTTTACTGGATCTGTAACTTTCGCTAACACAGTAGCGTTTGGCAACACACGGATTACTGCTAATGGTGGTGTAGGCACATCTGGTCAAGTGTTGATGTCTGGTGGTGCAAGCGGCAATGTATATTGGTCGACAGTATCGCTGACTGATCTTAATACAACATACACATTATCGACAGCAGCAAACACAGCATCGGCTAACATCGTTTTAACTGGTTCTGATTCATCGACGAATACAGTTAAAATCATTGGTGCTGGTGGCCTCAATGTTAGCTCGAATGGTACAGTAATCACACTTGATGGTTCTAGTATCACTGGAGGTGGTGGAAGCAGTAACAGTTTCGGTACGTTCATCGTAGCTGGCCAAGCAAACGTAGTTGCAGATCAAGCAAATGACACATTGACGCTTGTTGCTGGTAGCAATATGTCGATTACGACTAATGCTACGAGTGGCGCAATCACATTTACTTCGACTGCAAGTGGTGGTGGCGGTGCGCTTGGTAACAACGTCGGCAATGCGTTTATATCGGCGCGTGATAATTTCCTTGGCAACGGATCAAATACAGCATTCACGCTGTCGCAAACGGCAACGTCGAATACAATCCTGGTTCTCGTTGAAGGCTTGGTACAATTCCATAACGAAGATTATGACGTATCTGGCACAACACTGACATTTACGACTGCTCCAGTAAACAACGAAGCAATTGAAGTCCTTCATATATCTGGTGCGGCGATCTATCGCTTCTCGCAATATGGAGCAATTGATAGCTTTACTGGTAACGGAAGCAATACAGGATATACACTATCCAGAACTGCCAATACTAGCACAGCAACAGTCTACTTGGATGGTTTGCTGCAGGATCCTTCGACTGACTTCTCGATTAGTGGTACTGCTCTTACATTCACAACTGCACCTCTGAGCGGCGAAAGCATATTGGTATATCATGTTGATAGCGCAGCAACTGCTCTACCTTCAGCAGCGATTACGAGCTCGGATACATTTACTGGCGATGGTACAACTACTGCATTTACGTTGACAGCCACAGCGAATAGTACGACTAGCTTTGTGACAATCAACGGTATGCTCCAACGCTATACGACGGATTATAGCGTAACAGATTTAACGCTGACGTTTGTCGATGCTCCACCGAGCGGTGCATCGATCCAATCGTTAAGATTGTCAGGAGCAATAGGCGCTTCTTATAAGAGCGTAGTCGCAAATGGCGTAACAGTAACTGCTCCAACATCGGACGCTGTCCTTAATCTAGCAGCTGGTTCGGGTGTATCATTATCTGCGAATGCATCTACATCTACGGTAACTATCGCTGCGACGGCGGTAACGAAACAATCGCTAACTGGTAATGGATCGAACACGATCTTTACGTTGAGCTCCAGCACATTTTCTGATAATATTCTGGTATTCGTTGATGGTACATACTTCCATCCAGACGAAGACTATACAGTTTCTGGTACTACTATTACATTTTCTTCAGCTCCGATTGCATCGGCTGAAATTAGAATTAGGTTTATTCGATAATGGGAATTAGAACACGTACAATTGCTGCCCAGTTAGCAACCAACTTTACTAACGCAGCGGCAACACAAACGCTGACGCAAACTGCAAACGTCGCCTTTGCGGGGATCACAACTGGTAATACTGTTGTTAACAACATGGTCGTTTCCGTTGGTGCTGCTGCATACGTCAATACAACGGCTGTATTTGTTGGCAACAGTACTGTCAATAGTAGCATGACGTCGTCCTCACTACGAGTTGGTGGCACCGTTGTTGCCAACGGAGGACAAGGAACTGCTGGCCAAGTGCTGACGTCCGGCGGTACAGGAAACGTATATTGGGCCAATGCAGCTAGCGGTGGCGGTGGGGGTGGCAGCGGGTCTACAACAAACGCACTAACCATCGGTAACGGACTGTCTACGCAAGATGGTGATAAGTTAGCAACATGGCTACCAACGGATAGTAATACGTCGGAGTACATGGGGATGTCGGTGGCCACAAATGGCACCTACTCTGTTGTGGCTGCTTCTGGTGCTAACGGTGGAACGGGTTATGTGTATGTATATCTGAACTCTACTGGCGTAATGCAGTATCGTATTGGGATTACTGGTACAATCTCATTGGGCGCAAAAGTCGCAATCAACAGCAATAATATTATTGTAGTGTCCGAGACGGCATATAGCGGTAGCACTGGCCGCGTGTTTGTGTTCGATATGTCGACGTGGCCTACGTATACGGGTTCATTGGTTTCAATTACGTCTGCGACCAATACACTTACTAATCCACAATCTAACAGCTATTACTTCGGCAACGCACTAGCAATATCATCATCGTATATTGTTGTTGGGTGTTGGAATACTAGAGTATCTGGATATAGTAATGCGGGCGTCGTATATCTATATTCGATAACAGGTACTCTGAAATACATGATTACCGATCCCAGCGCATATAGTAACCCTTCCGGTGACTATTTTGGTTGGTCGGTGGGTATCAGCGGAAACACTCTGGTCGTCGGAGCGTTTAACGAAGGCAACAGCACACAGTCGGTCGATGGTGCTGTATATGTATTTAATATAGGCAGTTTCCCAGCGTACCCAGGGTCAACTGTTAACATTACGTCGTCTAATTATACAAGCTATGGGTTTGCTATAGCTGTTCCTGACCCGATCCTATACACGCAATCAAATATGGGGTATTCGGTTGCCACTAACGGAGTATATGTGATCGCAGGTGCTCCTGGGGCAAAGGGCAGCGTGCGACCTGGACAAGCATCAAAGCAAGGTGTAGGTGCAGTGTATGTGTTTGATGCTTCGTCTGGAGCATTAGTATATAAGCTAAACTCGCCTAGCCCGATAGTTAATGCTGGCCAGGATTTTGGTACTGCAGTGTCGGTGTCTGGAAATAACTTATTAGTAGGAGAACCCAACGATAATGCAGGCGGACAAGGGTGGCCTCTTCCAGGCATATCCTATATGTTCGACTTGGCAGACGGTAAGTTAAAGAAAACAATATTTTCACCAAACTCTGCTGGAGAGCAGGGTGCTTCTGATAAGTTTGCTCGAGCTTTAAGCATGTCCGGCAACTATGCCGTTATCGGCGCACCATATGAAACCAATGCCAACTATGTGACCGGAAGTGGCGTCACATACCTGTTTAATGTTAATAATACATTCAACGGCGGCACTGCTACCACAGTCGCTTTAGCCCCGACGTCGGTAGTGCCTGGCATTTATGGGGGTACTGATGGTACGTCATACATTAACGTACCACAAATGTCGATTGACTCATATGGTCGCGTTGTCTCAGTTACTAGCACACAATACACACCAACAGGCGGTTTGTCATCAGCATTTACGAGCGTAAAGATCGCTGGGCAGTCGTTGACTGCAATGGGCCCCGACATGTTTGAGCTTGTTGCTGGCAGCAATATAACATTGAGTGCCGACACGATGATGAAGACTATTACGATCAGTTCCACAGGTGGCGGTAGTTCTGGTGGCATTGGTGGTGGTGGAACGCCCTTCTTTGCTAACGCAGGACCTACTGCGATATCGTATAGTATGGGCGATGCGACAGTTACTATACCAGCTACGGCGCAGTGGCTGATACAACCGATGCCACTTAACGAATCAACTGCTATGGTCGGGGGACCAGGACTTCCGCCATTCAACACAATAAACGGTCCCTATTCTGGCGCCTATGGTCCTAATGGAATGGTGTATCCGTGGTATTCATCATCCAGCATTCAATCGGGCGCCACTCTCCACATCTCAACCAACATGTCGAATGGCGGAAACGGCACGATGGCGGTGGTTGGCTATGGTTTAGCCAGCAGCACAAACCCCGCGATGATGCAATGTTGGTTCTCTGGAAGTGGTGGATCGGCTATGGGAGGTGACTTCTTTATTAGCAATATGCCGCAGATGAACTACGGCGCTTATATAAGCCAGCCGGATTACTTCTATGGTACAGTTTATTTGATGGGTGGTGGCGATCTATCTACATTCACGCCTGCACCTGGTGTCGTCATTTACTATAATACGACACTACAACAGCTGATGGTTAGAGTTCCTGGTTCGATCTGGTCGATGGGAGGCCTGATGGGGACCCTGTCTGGATATAATGGTTCGTTTGGTTATTCTGGCTTCTACTTTGGAATTTAAAAATGGAATTATACATTCAATCTAATGTGACCGCATTTCCGACGGCGAGCATACTACACGGCGATGTGGTTCGAGCAAGTATGATGTGGCCCAACGCCACATCTGAACAACTTACAGCCGCAGGTTATATTTCTGTAACTGAGCCCACCATGGCTCAACCAGCAAATACTATATTAGTTGTCAATAACGACCACACTACTGCTTGGATGCCGACAGCCGACTATGAGGAGTCGGTATCGGTCCGAGTCGCGATCATTACCATGCGTGCAAAGCGCAATAAACTACTATCGGATTGCGACTGGACACAAGGTAAGGATGTTCCTGATGCAGTGTCGTCGGCATGGGCTCCGTATAGACAGGCATTGCGTGATATTACTACACAGAGCGGGTTTCCGCAGAACATCGAGTGGCCAACTCCTCCACAACAATAATAAATACCAAGCATGACACTCCAGATAAACTTAAAACAATTAAAAGCTGAAAGTGCTTCTAATAACTACGTGTTGACGTGGAGTAACGTCTCCAACTCATGGACGTCGTCGAATGCTACATCGCTGATTGTTGCTGCCAACTCAACTGTCTCTGGTGTTGTTAGAATCCTCGATTCGTATGCCAATACGAGCACCAACATCGCAGCTTCTGTTAACTCTGTCAAGGTTGCATACGACACTGCAGTAACTGCTCAGAACATGGCATCGAATGCATATTCGAATGCAGCAACGCTTGCAGCATCAGCATATACAAACGCTGTCAGCTATGCAGACACAAAGGCTGCTACTGCATACTCAAACGCAGTCGCATACGCAGCATCAAACACATACGTTAACTCAACATTCGCTCCTCTTGCTGGTGCAACTTTCACGGGCGCAATTGCTGCTGGTAATACAACTATTACAGGGTTCGCCAACGTCACAGGCACGTTGCAAGTTGGCGGACAAACGACAATTGGCGGTAACTTAGTTGTCAACGGTACGACCATCACAGTCAACACATCACAAATCAACGTCACAGATTCGTTGCTATATCTTGCTTCGAATAATGAAATCAGCGATTCGTTAGATATTGGTTTTGCTGCTCATTATAATGCAGGCGCTGGCGCTAACGGCCACACTGGATTGATTCGTTCAGCAACTACGAAAAAGTACTACCTATTTCAAAACTATCAGCCAGAGTTCTATGCTAACAATAATATCGACGTAGCGAATACGTCGACCGGTATTCAGATGGCGGATCTCGTTGTCGGCAACTTTACCGCAAACAACACACTTGCTGCTGGCAATACGACGATCACTGGTAGCTTGCGTGCTAATACAGGATTGCTGTCAGCTAATACGATTCAATTTAATGATGGATCACAACAAACAACATACATCGATCCGATAGCGATGGCTATTGCCCTAGGATAAATAAAACATGGCTTCTACATTCAAATCATCTGTCGCAAAATCTGTTGGTACGAGTGCTAACTCTGTATACACTGTTCCGTCGCTAACTACCACTACGGTGATTGGTTGGAACCTTTGCAACATCACATCGAATCCTGTTACTGTAGATCTATACTTCACAAGAAGTGCTGTCGATTACTACATCTTGAAGGGAGCTACTGTCCCACAAGGTGGTGCATTGGTTCCTGTTGGTGGAGATCAGAAATTGGTTCTCCAGGCAGCTGATGTATTGAAGGTAGTATCAGGTGCTGCTTCTGCGATTGATGCAACTGTTTCTTATCTCGAGACGACATAATGAGCTACATCGGAAATAGCTTAACACAACAATCATTTACAGGGGGCGTTGATCAGTTTAATGGCAACGCTTCTAATACTGCGTTTGGTCTAACGAGAACGATCAATACAAACTTCGACGTCGATGTGTATGTCGAAAACGTATGGCAAAGACCCGGCGTAGGATATAACGTATCAGCAAACACAATTACATTTACATCAGCACCTTCTGCTGGTTCTAATAACGTAGTTGTAGTCTACAAGAATTTTACTGCAACGAGCGTTGTTCCCATTTCAGGATCAGTCACAACTACTACTTTAGTTGATGGTGCTGTTACGCCTGCAAAGCTGTCTACAGGCGCACCAAGTTGGGATAGCAGCAGCAACCATGCAGTTGCAGGCAACCAGACAATAGCAGGCAATCAGACAGTTGGCGCAGCTGGATCGATACTTGCTGAAAATAACCTCCGCTTCAAGTCTGCTGGTGATAGTTACGTCGACCACAATACGGTTGGCAGAAACATCAACTTCCGTGTGTCTAACGGATCCGCTCTCGATACAAATCCGCTCTCGATATTGTCTACTGGTGTAGTGTCCTTACCTTTAGGACAACTCAAATTTCCAGTCACACAAAACGCATCCTCGGATGCAAACACATTAGATGATTATGAAGAAGGCACTTGGACGCCGGTAGTCACTCGCGCCACTACTGCTCCGACACTCACAACAGACGTACTGCAAGGTACCTATATTAAAGTGGGTCGCCTGGTTCATATATCAGTAAACCTACACGTAGCGTCGGTGTCGGCGGCTGGTGCTGGGTATAATTTAATCAGTGGGCTTCCTTTTCCAGCAGACAATTCTGCTGCCATCTGGAGCACACTCGGCGGAAGCGTCACATACAACAATGCGTTTGCGACCAGTGTCGCCACGGGATTGAGCTTCGGAGCTACGCTGACAGGGATATCTTTCCTACCATCAGGAAACTCGCGAACGCAGAGTGAAATTAATGAAAGTTGGACGTCTGGATACTTGGTATTCGCTGCTACATACCGCACAACCCAGTAATAAAATATATGGCAATCGATAAATTAAACGCTAATTCGTTCGCAAGCCCACTTAACTATAGTGGCAATCTTGTGATGTCCAATACAAGTGTGTTTATAATACCAGTTGGCAATACAAGCAACAGACCGTCAGCTAATGCGGGTGGCTTTCGCTTCAACTCCCAACGAGGTGTGCTCGAATATGCAGATGGAACGACATGGTATGGTACGAATGATATCACAGCGACTGGCGGAACAATCACTACTAATGGCGGCAATAACGTCCACACATTCACATCGAGCGGCACGCTTACCGTAACATCAGGATCAAGATCCGCGACCGTTTTAATGGTCGGAGGTGCTGGTGCTGGTGGGTGGGACGTTGGTGGTGGCGGTGGCGCCGGCGGAGTAATTCAACAAACCGTAAGTTTAGTCCCAGGCGTATACAATATCGTAATCGGGGCTGGTGCAGCATCTTCGACGTCGGGTGGTGGTATTGCGCCAAGTGGATCAAACACAACGGCGTTCGGATTGACTGCAATTGGCGGTGGCGGCGGTGGCAATTATAATGGCGGATCTGGTGCTTCTGGCGGATCGGGTGGCGGCGGCTCGGGGTATTCTGGTGGTTATCTTGCTGGCGGATCTGGAACATCTGGACAGGGATATGCTGGCGGTGCTGGCCGTTCGGATGCCTATGGAACATCCTCAACTGGCGGTGGTGGTGGCGGAGCTGGTGGTGCTGGCAGCGATGGTATAAGCAGCACCACTGGTTATGCGAACGGTGGTAGCGGAATTACGAGCTCGATATCTGGCACTACAACAACATATGCCGCAGGCGGCAAGGGTGGTGGTGATGGATGGACTACTGGTGGCAATGACGGTACCGCAAATAGAGGCAGCGGCGGCGATGGTGCTGGTAGCACAGACCCTCGTGGCAACAACGTAGGTGGTTATGGTGGGTCCGGCATTGTTATCATCACATACGCTGTATAAGAGGTAAAATAATGGGACATTTTGCAAAAGTAGTCGACAACACTGTAGTTCAGGTAATCGTAGCAGAGCCAGAGTTTTTCGATTCGTTCATAGACACTTCTCCTGGCGAATGGATACAGACATCCTATAATACAAGAGGGGGTATCCACATCCACGGAGGGACGCCTCTTCGCAAGAACTTTGCTGGAGTAGGATATACATACGACAAATTAAAGGATGCATTCATTCCCCCTCAACCATATCCAAGCTGGACGCTCGATGACGACACGTGTATGTGGAACCCGCCAATCGACAAACCTCAAGATGGGCAAAGATATGCGTGGGATGAGCAAACACAACAATGGAACGAAGTCTAATCTATGGCATTAACAAAATTAGATCCAAGCGTAATTGGGCAAGACTCAACTGGTGCAAGCAAGATTACATCTGCAGGCGGTTCTGTGTCGATCGATTCGACTGGTAGCGTAAGAATTGCAAATAGCACTGCTAATAGTGTAACAATTGCAGCGAACGGCAACGTAACGTTCGCTGCTAACGTAACTATCAATAGCGGCCTCAACATGAGTAATACTGCCGTTGTTGGTGGCTTTGTTGGCGTTGGTGGTGTTACCCCAATTCGTCATATTCACATCGGCGCTGCAGGCGCTGCAGAATTCATCATTGAACAAACAGACTCACCAGCAAACCATCGCAAATGGAACATCTTAGCGGATGGTGGTAACTCGACAACTAATGGTATTCTTCGCGTGAGAATGCTGAACGATAATGGTGTTGGTGAACAATTTACATCGATGATTTGGGATGGTGCAGGACGCGTACGCAAGCCAATGCAAACGTTCTTTAGCGCAACTGCTCATAACACTGGTGGCACTGCATACATTGCTTCGCCTGCCACATACCCGTTCGTAACGTGGACACTGAGGGCACAGAACTCAGGCGGTGCATCTTTCTTCGATACATCGACTGGAATATTTACAGCTCCTGTAGATGGTGTATATGCCATCGAAACTAACTTTGCAATCGACACATCGCTTGGTGGAACGTCGGTGCTCGGCCGATATATCTACATCCTTTCCTTCAACGGATCATATGAAGAGATTATTGAGATGCACCACGAATACCAAAACGACGGCACCATATCGATGAGATATCTCACTGCCGGCACACAAGTCCGCGTAGGACTAAATGGCGTTGCAAACGCCACTGCGCACGGCGCATCTATTGCAGTATGGCTTCTGGGATAATAATATGATCACATATACTGTATCGGTCACTGAAACACAAAACAAAGCACTTGCTGTGATGATGCTTGACCAGCAGCAGTGGGTCAGCGGTGTCGTCGAAGCGTATGTAAAAGCAGCAACGAAGCAAATCCTATCTATTGCCGTTCCGAAGTGCTTAGATCTAGGAATTCAAATCCCACAATCTGAAGAAGCAATCATCGAATTAGCATTAGCGCACAATTGGGTAAAAACAATTGCACAGCTAAACGCAGAAGCTGCTATCCGCGACGCAACAAGAAACCAACAAGGATAATTTCGGCATGTCATTAATCGGAAATCCATTAGTATCAACAAACTATCAAACCAACACCTTCAGTGGTGATGGTACGACGGTCGCATATACACTTTCGTTGGCGCCAGCATCTGCTGCGTCTATCGCTGTGTATATTAGTGGCCTATATCAAACACCAAGTGTTGCTTATACGGTAAGCGGCACTACGCTGACGTTTACTGGCGCTCCTCCTACTGGAACAAATAACATTCTAGTTCTTCATCTTGGTATCAAGAGTTCAACGCTAGTGCCAGTTGATGGATCTGTTACACCATCTATGTTGAGTAACGCAAACGTCGTATTCTGGAGCGGAGCTAATACTAACGTCGGTATCGGCAACACAGCTCCTAACGCGCCGCTAACGATTGGTGCTGCGAATGGTACGTTTACGAATCCACTAGTTCAGGCTGCAAGTAGTGCAAATAGCTGGCTGCAGATTAACGCTCAAAATAAGAGCAACGGCAATAACGCGTCAACAGACTTGATCCTTGCTCGATCGGATGGTAACGATAGCGTTGGCTATATCGATATGGGCATCAATAGCAACACATATGCTCAGGCTGCATACAGCATCATGACGCCAAGCAGTGGATACTTGTTCACCAACGGCGGCGACCTAGTACTCGGTACACAGACTGCTCATAATATCCTATTCCATACTGGTAATACTACAAGTGCGTCTGAACGCATGCGTATCGACAGTTCTGGCAACTTCTTTGTAGGAGATACTGTTCAGGTCGAATCGGCAAAGTTTTCAGTAAAATCTGCAAAAACATTGTCGTCAGGAATTCCAGTAGGGCAGATGCTAGCAGTCGACAGCACCGCCCTTGCAGTGGGAACTGGTGGTGCTATTAATATGGGTGGAGTATATAATTCTGGCGGAGGAATTACAAGCTTCGCCTCCATAGAAGCATATAAAGAAAATGCTACTAGTGGTTCGTATGGTGCATCCATGGTGTTTAAGACGCGCACTGATGGTGGAGCGCAAACGGAGCGTATGCGCATCAATTCTCTTGGTTATGTAACCATGCCATACCAACCATCATTTCGTGTTTCAGGATCATCAACGACTTCATTCTCGAATGGGGCGATCATTCCGCTTACTGATGGTAATGGGTTTAATCTTGGTGGGTTTTGGAACAATACATCGTATAGATTTACAGCGCCAGTGGCCGGAACGTATTTGTTCGCTGCGGCGATATATGTATGGAATGGTAGCGGGCAAGGCACGCAATCATATGCATTCAACGTAAACGGCGGTCAGCTAAGTTCGGGAGATTCGCTCATTATGTACAGTGGTGCAGTTACTGGTGGCGACAACCAAACGAGAGGCGAATTGCTAGTTAAGCTCAATGCCGGCGATTATGTTGATTTGAGATTACGTATTGGTGCTCCTGCTGTAAACATATACGCAGGGCACACATATATGTGGGGATACATGGTAGGGTAGTATTTTGCTGTCATAAATACCTTCTGTTATCAACCTCACATTATGGAGATATTATGAACTTGAATTTTGTTTTTACGCTAGATCAAACCAATATTATTCTTGCTGCTCTTGGCAAGCAAACGTTTGAGACTGTGGCACCGATCATCGACTCGATCCGCCAACAAGCTCAACCTCAATTGCAAGCTGCTGAGCAACAGGAATCACAACCAGAAGCATAATAGATGTCTAAGTTACGGATAGAGAAACTCAAACAAGGCAGCTCGTCTAATAACGACGTTCTTGTCTATAGGAATGACCTTGGTACCTATCAAGGGCAATCGAACCTATCCGTCAACACAATTCTGCTTGGCTCAAACTCTGTAAACTCTTCTGTTTACACTGGTACAGCTTATCTTGCAAATAGCGCAACATATCTTGCTGGACAGCCTGCATCATACTATGCAGTAAATACAGCTCCTGCGACCGCATACTCAAATGCCGTATCAACTGCTGCAGCAGACGCTACATCTAAAGCTGCAACCGCATATTCTAATGCAACTGCTTATGCGGATACTAAGGCAGCAACTGCATACGCTAATGCAATCGCATATTCTGGCAACGCTGCTGCAGCATACGCTAATGCAATCGCCTATGCTGCATCAAACACATATGTCAATTCGACATTCGCACCGCTAGCCAACCCTACGTTCTCTGGCTCAATGCTATTGAACGGTAGCGCGACAATCACTGGAAACTTGGTTGTCAACGGCAACACAATTTCGATCAATACGACCTCGATTAACGTTACCGATTCGTTGCTATACCTTGCTTCGAATAACGAAGTCAGCGACTCTCTCGATATCGGATTTGCAGCTCACTACAACGCTGGAGCTGGAGCAAATGGACATACAGGTCTAATCAGATCTGCAACTACGAAGAAGTATTATCTGTTCCAGAACTATCAACCAGAGTTCTACGCGAACAATAACGTAGATGTTGCAAATACATCTACAGGCATTCAAATGGCAGACTTGGTTGTCGGTAATCTGGTCGCAAACAGCACACTAACTGTCACAGGACAGGCAAACGTAGGCAGTCTAAATACAACAGGGACAGTTACTGCAAACGTAATCTCAGTAGCTAACGTCTCACAAACACAAACGAATTTGCAAGTTGATCCTGCAGGTTCAGCGTTCCTCAACGCAATCATTTACGGATAAGCAATGGCTTCTACACAAACCAGTTATCTTAATTCAGCAGTCGGTACAACGCCGGCTACTATCGTTACGGCATCTGCAACGACTGCTTTGGTAGGCTGCCAAGTCGCAAACATATCTGGCGCAGCAATCACAGTCGATGTGTATATCACGCGCAGCGCAACGAACTACTACCTAATCAAGGGCGTAACGATTCCGGTCGGAGGCGCTCTCGCCTTGATTGGCGGAGACGTTAAACACTTCTTGGTTACAGGCGATGTGCTGAAATGCGTTTCGAGCGCAGCATCGAGTGCAGACTTTGTAACTAGTGCAGCGGTAGGTGTCTAATGGCATGGATCGGCGCTTCTGGCGCATTAACCAACCAAGCGTCTGCATCAGACGTATTTAACGGTAACGGGTCGAATACTCAGTTTACACTATCGCGCACCGTATATAATACACGCGATATTGAAGTTGTTGTTAACAACGTCCAACAAAATCCATTTGATGGCAGCTACTCCGTGAGCGGACAAACGCTTACGTTTTCTGGCGCTCCAACAGCCGGTGCAAATAACATCTATGTTAATTACAGTGCTGGTGTAATTGGCATCCTGGCTCCTACTGACAACTCGGTAACAGCTAACTCAATTATAGCAAACGCAGTAACGACAGCAAAGCTATCTGATAGCGGCGTCACTGCTGGAACATATGGCAATACGACCGTCATACCGGTTATTACTGTTGACGCTAAGGGTCGCACAACAAGCGTAACCACAGCTCCGGTGAATCAAGCTAACGGCGCAATTCACGAATTTAGCCCAACAGTAACAGCACCATACACACTAACTACTGGTAAGAACGGTCTGACTGTTGGTCCGCTAGTCATTGCTAACGGCGCTTCAGTAACAGTACCTCCTGGACAAAGATTGGTGATCCTCTAATGTTAATATCATCTACAACACTCAATGGAGCAGTAGGCAACGATAGTAACAACAACATTACGATGTCTGTTGGCAATACTGTTATCGCTAACGTCAATAGCACCGGCATGTATTTTGAAGCTGGTAAGAAAGCAATTTATACTGGGGGCATACTACAAGTGGTGCAATCGGCCAACTCGACGACTACAACTGTGTCGTCCGCGTCGTGGGTCGACACCGGCTATGTAGGGACAATTACGCCTACGAGTACATCGAGTAAAATCTTAGTTATAGTCAACACCATGCCCAGACATCAGTCTGCTGGTATGAATCCGAACTACCGCCTGAGTAGAGGTGGTGCTGCGTTTTCTGGCGCAGTATCTGACTTCTATCATCCTACAGGGGGTGGTGTCTCTGGCTGCGTTACTATTACGTGGTTGGATTCCCCTGCTACCACTTCTCCGGTCACGTATGGCCTACAGTGGATGACTGCGGGTGCTGGGGGGTCGGTAATATTCAATGCAGATTATAACAATAATAACTATGGTGTAACGTATATTACAATGATGGAGATTGCAGGATGACGTTAGAACAAAAACAAAAAGCTATCTTGGCATTGTATCCTGACGTCGTTAGAGTTTCAGGAGAGGTTGCTTTCGATATAAACAATAATGTTATCGAATATGATAATGCATCGGTCGACCAGTGGCAAGATCCTAATGAGTATAAGGAACTTCGAGAACAAGAGTATCCGTCGATCGGCGAACAGCTCGATGCATTATTTCATGCTGGCGTATTCCCTGCCGAAATGGCTGCTAAAATTCAAGCAGTCAAAGACAAGTATCCGAAGGTTTAATATATGGCATTAATTCTTGACGGCGGTGGCACGATATCTGGATTGGCAGTTGGTGGCCTAACAGATGCATCTATACAGCAGGCAGATCTAGCTCCCAATATAGCTGGTAATGGCCCCGCGTTTTGCGCGTATCTCTCAGGCAACCAGTCAATTTCTACAAATACTTGGACCAAGATTGCTTGGAATGCTGAGGAATTTGATACCCACAACGCATTCGATTCTGCGACCAACTATAGATTTCAACCACAAGTTGCTGGGTATTATCAAATTCAAGGCATGTGGGAATGTAATTCGTCCGCATCATATACATATGCTGATATTCGAAAAACTGGCGCGTCTCATAGAGTAATTTTGGTTCCACAAGCTGGAACGTCGAACCCATTTTTTGGATTGGTATACTTGAACGGATCGACTGACTATATCGAAGTCTGGGCATATGTGGTCGGCGGCACAAGTCCGAATACCATCTACGGAAGTCAAATTTACACCTCTTTACAGGGGTTCATGGTTAGGGCAGCATGATGTCACTATACGAAAAAATCAAAACAATTTATCCAGAATTGACGGATGCAGAGTTTGCACCTCGCGGTACTATCTCATTAGAGAATGCCAGTGACGGACGAGGCGACTATATTGCTAAGTGGGAACATCATACTCTAGCTAGACCTACCGAAGAACAGCTAGCTGCGATCGAATAAATAATACAAAAACAAAGAGCTAACAAATGAGCGTAGTAGTCGACGGATCCAACGGTCTAACATTCAATGATGGAACAGCGCAGGTCACTGCGGCGTCTGGCTTCGGCTTTAAGAACCGCATCATCAATGGTGCGATGAATATATGGCAACGTGGAACAAATTTTCCACAGACAGGACTTTCTTTTGGTAGCGTATATTTGGCTGATAGATTTTATATCGAATCGACCAACTCAACAGCAGCAGCCACATGGTCACAAGTCCAAGATGCTCCAGCTGGATTCACTTACTCATTAAAACAAACCGTAACTGCAACGCAAGCGGCACCGACAGCAACAGGACACTACTATGGACTGTGTCAGCAAATCGAAGGATACAACTTTGCTGATCTCGCTTATGGTACAGCACAAGCAGCTTCGGCAGTATTGAGCTTTTGGGTCAAGTCGAGCGTCACAGGTACGTTTTCTGCCAGTTTCATTCTGACAGGCGGCACACCTGGCGAAAAGACATATCCGTTCACATATACGATAGCGGCTTCCAATACTTGGACTCAGGTCATTATAAACATACCTGGCAACACGTCCACTGCTCCGACTAGCGTGACGATTGGAGCGGCCGCTCGTGTTGAATTCTATACGTTGCTAAGCGCCGGATATGCGACTGGAACGGCAGGGACATGGAACACGAACGCCTCAGCTAACCAATATGCTTCCACACAAGGTGTTAACTTGTTTGCTACATCTGGCGCCACATGGCAAATTACTGGTGTGCAGTTTGAAAAAGGTTCGACAGCTACAGCATTCGACTATCGTCCATATAGCGCCGAGTTGCAGCTATGCCAACGATACTTCATTAAATCTTTTGAGCCTGGAACGGCACCTGCGAACGGCGCTGCCGCAGGCATCAACGGCACGTTTACTGCATACAATGCAACCAACTCATATGGTATAGTATTGACATATCCTGTTCAGATGCGTTCTGTTCCGACGGTAGCATTCTATGGTGTGAATGGTGCTACTGGCGTCTGGGACGTATATAAGGGTGCAGGTTGGGGCGCAAGCACAAGCACGACTGTAAACTCTCCTAGCTCTACATGCCTGTCTGTGTTTATAGGATCGACAGGCATGACGGCTTGGGCTTCGTACTTATTGTCTGGAAACTACACTGCAAATGCGGAGCTATAAATGTATCAGCTCATACAAAATCCAATTACTCAGCAAATAAATTACGTGTACCGCACGTCGGATGGTGCACATATTCCATTTGATCCAGCTAACACAGACTATCAAGAATACTTAAAGTGGGTTGCCGAAGGCAATCGACCATTACCAGCTGAGGAACAACAGTAATGTCTTATTTGGGCATCCCGCCATTCGGCCAAACAGTCAGAACAGTTACAACGATAACTGCAACTGCTAGCCAAACTATCTTTACACCTAATGGTGGATATACTGTCGGCTATGTTGATGTATACTATAACGGCGTCAAGCTCGTTGCTGGTACTGACTTCTCTGCTACGGACGGATTAACGATTGTATTGACAGCAGGCGCTACTGCAAACGCAATTATCGAAACAGTTGCATATGGATCAGTGTCGATGGCTGATGCTATCCGTCGTTCTGGCGATACGTTCTCTGGTACAGTCAACTTTCCAAATAATAACATCATCGCTGCTAATGGTAGCGTTGGTATTGGTAATACTGCTCCTAAGGCTCCGCTAACAATCGGTGCAGCTAATGGCACATTTACAAACCCATTGGTTCAAGCAGCAAGCTCAGCAAATAGCTGGTTGCAAATTAATGCACAGAACATAAACCCAGGTAACAACGCATCGACCGACTTGGTCCTTGCAAGAAATGACGGTACAGACACATCGAACTTCATCGACGTAGGTATCAACAGCAACAACTACAACCAAGCTGGTTATAGCATAATGACGCCCGGTAGTGGATATGTGTTTACTAATGGTGGCGATCTTGTTATCGGCACGCAGACAGCACATAACATTCTTTTCCACACTGGCAATACTACTGCAGCATCGGAAAAGTTGCGCATTAATACTACTGGCGCAATTATTCTTGCGGGCGGTAACGTAGCTGCTAGTGGGGTTGGTATTGCGTTTCCAAATACACAAGTGACAACATCTGATCCGAATACATTAGACGATTATGAAAAAGGAACATGGTCGCCATATGCATATGGATCGACTACTGCTGGAACCGGAACATATAGCGCGACTAACAACAAGGGTGCATATGTGAAGATCGGTTCGCTAGTTACTGCATATTTTTCATTCAATTGCACGTCCACGCATACTGGTACTGGATTGCTGTTCATAGGCGGCCTTCCATTTAGCAATTATGGATATACGTGGGTAAGCGGTGCTGTGGGGTATTGGGCTAGCCTGCTTACCACCACAGCAACGTATGTGGGTTGTTACATAGATCCTGGATCGTCGGGTGTTGTAATTACATATACAAACTCTGCTGTAGCGGGCGTAAGCTACTTGAGCCCAGCAGCGTTACAAAACGGGACGCATATTATAGGCTCTGTGACCTATAGAGTTGCTTGATTTTCACAATTACCTAGTATGGATTTACTAGGCGGACACTAAAAGGAGAAACAAAATGGCATTATCAGAAGTAAAAGTAATAGACAAAATCGAAGTAGTAGAGAACGGCACATTACAAGTTCGTGAAGCTACTCGTATTCTAAAAGACGGCGAACAGATCGCCCAAACATATCATCGCTGGAGCTTTGCTCCTGGTTCTGATGTATCAGAAATGCCTGCAAATGTGCAAGCAATTGCATCTGCAGCATGGACATCGGAAGTCGTATCGGCATATCAAGCACAACAAGCAGAAATCGCTAATAGAGGTTAATTGTGAGTAATTCTAGAACGCTATCGGATTTTATCGGCTCGTCTGGTACGCCAGCGTTCACGAGCAACACTACGTTTGCAGCTAACGTTGCTGTTACTGGCGCTGCTACCTTTGCAAATACAGTCGCGTTTACATCTAATGGATCGATAACACTTCCTATCGGAACGACAGCTCAACGTGCAGGATCAAATGGATCGATTCGATTTAATAGCAACACTAACGTAGTCGAAGAGTATAATGGTTCGCGTTGGTTATCTGGCAACTATCCAGGATCATCGCCGCAAAATGCTGCTAACTCAGCTGTAGAAATCTGGCAGGCTGGTGGCCGCGGCAAAGGATTCTTCTGGTTAAATAGCCCCAATGGCGGTACTGTTCAAAATTTTTGTGATCTCGATACGCTAGACGAGAATGGTCAGTCTGGCTGGATTCTCGTCGCTATGTTTCCGATGGCACAGAACTGGCGCGATGATGGACTGTCGACTAGACAAGTATTGAACCCATTCGACCTTGTAATGAACCAGAACGATGGTACCCCTCAACCTGACCGTAAAATGTGGTCAGCAAACTGGGGTGATTATCAGATGAACAAGTTCCGCATTCAAAATGCATGGAGCATCATCGAGACTGGACCGAATGCCACAATGGATTGGTATTTCAATTACTCAAACGCATGTGCATGGAAGCAAGTATGGAATTGGCAGACAGGTACTGGCAATTATATGAACGATACGTCGGGCGATAACAACGGCAACATCAATGCCGCATATTGCTCTGGATGGCCAGCACCGACTAACCAAGCAGGTGCGCTACCACGCTGCTGTTTGCGTGGATTTAACTGGGCATACAACTTGAAGTTTGGATATCAAGTCGGCCAACGCTGGAATAATCTGTCTGACTCTGCTGGCGGCGGTACAGCACAAAACACATCATATAATTGGTGGGCTGGATTAACACAGCCCCACAATACACTTGGATGGGGGGTTGGTGGCGATGGGTCTCTTGCTATTCTTCCACAAGGTAGCACATATACGACTGCTGGACAAGATTGCGACTCAATGAACTGTAAAGTGGGTGTCGACGACACCAGCGGCGCAACTTTGTGGTCATCCTCCGCTACTGCCAGTGTTACGCAAACTGGCCTCACTGACTATTATCGTAGTCTCTACTTCTGGATCAAATAATGCAGAATAATTACATTAACTACCAGACTGTTTTAGAAAAGAAGTTTTCCTTCTATGACTGGAGTATCGCCGATCCTGAAAATTACGATACGCTCGTATGGAATTCGGATCCGTCCCTCAAGCCAACCAAAGAGTTTCTAGATAATAAGATTAATGCTGCGAAGCAAGATTATGCTAGACATCGCAAGATGTACTACCCATCAATAGAGGCTCAACTAGATACATTATACCATGGCGGATACGATGCGTGGAGAGCTTCAATAGAGGCTGTTAAGACTACTTTCCCAAAACCAGAGTAATGTATGGCACTAAGTAAAATCACAGCAGATTCGCTTCAAGCAAACGTAGTAGCGAGTGCTATTGGATATGTTCCAGCTAACGCAGCTGGCGATAACTTCACTGGCCAAGTCAAGGTATCTGGCCCTATGGCCAACATTGGCCCTACGTCTAAGGGTGTGTATATTGGATATGATCCAAACGCAGCAAACAACGTTGGCATCGAAATTGTATCCGGACCAGTCGGTATATCGTGGGTAGACTTTGGTAATGGTGATGGATCGGATTTCAGAGGACGCATTGGATATGATTCGAATACCAATGCGCTCTTCCTATGTACAAACACTCTTAATAGATTAAACATCGATTCAACAGGCCGCATGACGGTGCCGAACCAGCCGATGTTTTCAGGTATCAGAAACACGACACCAACAACACTGGCGTCTGGAAACGTCGTACTACACAACGTCACCGTAACAGATGTTGGTGGTTATTATAGTGCTGCAACCGGTAGATTTACATGCCCAGTTGCTGGCAGATATATGGTAACGATTGGCGGCCATGCTGAAAACTCTCAGCCGACTTCACATCAAATCAGAAAGAACGGCACAACGGTAGCATATGAGTATGGGTCGATGCCTTCTGGAAGCTATGTTGCTATGTCTAGAACCATCATTCTAACTTGTGCAGCTAATGATTATATTGACCACTATATCTCGACTGGTACGTTCTGGTGCGGTGATGGTTCTGGCCTCACAATGACAGTCATGCTAGTTTCTTAAACGAATAAATACATCACCTAATAATAAAGGAATCATTATGTCAAAAACATACACAATTACTCTTTCCGCAGCCGAAGACAAGGCACTTGGATTCATCGCTTTCTCTCAACAAGAATGGATCGATAATGCCGTTCACGAGCGTTGCCGCATTGCTATCGAAGAAATCGTAGCAGCAGAAGTTCAACGCAAACTTGCAGCTGGCGAAACAATCTCTGGCTCTAAAGAAGACATCGTTGTTGCAGCTCCAATCCAATCGGCAGCAGAACGTCAAGCAGCAGCTGAGGCAGCACAACCTAACGCTTAAAGGCAACAACGCGTGCGCAAGATAGACTTTTCAAGACTAAAAACGACTGAGGCGGTTCCGTCTGGCTTTCTGTCGTTAATGTCGACGTCGCTTTATAATGCAAACTCAACAACGAGTGGTATTGTAAAGCTGGTAGACACTACGTCTAACACTAGCGCAACAGTTGCCGCTTCAGCAAACGCCGTTAACCAGACATTAGTCAGCGCTCAGATTCTCGCTGGCTCTGCATATGCCAATGCCGTCACTTACACCAATTCGTTAGGCGCGACGGCATACGCTAACGCCGTTGCATATGCAAACACAATCGCAGCGACAGCGTACGCGAATGCAGCAAGCAGAGCAGCAGATGCATTTACGAACGCTGTTGCATATGCAGCATCGAACACGTACGTCAATACACAGCTCGGTCTCAAGGCAGATCTGGCTGGTGCGTCATTCACGGGTGCCGTTTCCATCGCAAATAGCGCAAACGTTTCTGGTTCGTTACAAGTTGGCGGTGTGCTAACAGTAGCAGGAAACTTGGTAATTAATGGAACGACAACGACTGTTAACACAAGTTCGATCAACGTTACCGATTCGTTGCTATACCTTGCTTCCAACAATGAAGTATCTGATTCTTTAGATATTGGTTTTGCTGCTCACTATAATAATGGTGCTGGCGCGAATGGTCATACTGGTTTGATTAGAAGTTCACTCACGAAAAAGTATTACCTATTTCAAAACTATCAACCAGAGTTCTTCGCAAATAACGTAGTAGATGTTGCTAATACTGCAACTGGTATTCAGATGGCAGACTTGGTCGTTGGTAACTTTACTGCAAACAATACACTCGCTGCCGGTAACACAACAATTACAGGCACCCTAAATACTTCCGGATTACTTACCGCTAATGCGATCACAGTATCGAATGTTAGCGCGACTCAAACTAACTTACAAGTAGACGCGGCCGGAACAGCAACTGCTATGGCTATCGTCTTCGGTGGATAAACAATGGCAAACACGTTCAAAAATAAAGGCCTAGCATTAACAACGACGTCTAGAACGGACTTGTATACTTGCCCAGCTAACACAGCTGCAGTTATTCATACACTAAACATTGCAAACGTCAATGGCGTGTCTAGCTCTTCGATTACGATTGAAGTATATGATACATCCGCAGCTGCATACTATAAAATTGGATACTTGATTCCAGTTCCAGGCGGATCGTCATACTTCTATGATAAGCCTTTGAATTTGGAAGCAGGGGACAAGGTATCGTTAACTGCGACTACAGCGAACTACTTGGAAGCGTTTGCATCTATTCTTGAAATTGCATAAGGAGCGCTAAATGGGATATGGTGGCAAAATAGCCTCGCGCTCAGGTGACGTAAGAAGATTCAACTTTACAGGCAATGGATCGAACACAGCTTTCGATCTTGGTTTCTCGCCTGCAACACAAAACCAACTAATCATCACGATCAACGGCGTCGTTCAACACTACGATGCGTTCTCTGTTTCAGGCTCGGTAGTAACATTCACTGGCACGCCTGCGGCTGGCGATTATATTCAAGTCACAGCAGTTGTAGACGCTATCGGTGTGACTGGTATTCCAGACGGTGCGATCGCAAACGTATCTTCTTTGAAAGTCACAACTACGCCGGTGTTAATTGGTAATGCGGTTGGTACCTTCAGCAATCCAATCATCCAAGCAGCAAGCACAGCTAACAGTTGGATTCAAATTAACGCACAGAATTTAAATAACGGCAACAATGCATCAACTGATGCTATTCTTGCTCGTTCTGATGGTAATGATAATGCTGGATACATCGATATGGGTATCAACAGCAATACGTACAGCCAAGCTGCATACAGCATTATGACGCCGAACAGCGGCTATGTGTTTGTTAATGGTGGTGACTTGGTGCTCGGTACTCAGACTGCTCACAACATCATTTTCCATACTGGCAATACGACCGCCAGTTCAGAGAGGCTGCGAATCACATCCAATGGCGCTATCGCGTTCCCAGACGGCACACAATTCAGCACTGCCAGTTCATTCGGAATGCGCAATCGTGTTATCAATGGTGCGATGGCATTCGATCAGCGCGCGTCGGGTAACCCACAAACAGGTGTCACTGGCGGGGCAGGATGGTATTTGGCGGACCGGTTTCGTATAGGTGGTTCGGCGCTCACGACAGGACGACTTACTTTCCAACAAGTCGTTGACGCCCCAGCTGGATTTAAATATTCTGGCAAAATCACAACCACGGCCGCACAGACGACAACAACTGAAACTATTGTTTTATCGCACATCATTGAGGGGTTAAACACTTTAGATCTTGGCTGGGGAACAGCCAGCGCTGCTAACGTCACGTTGTCGTTTTGGGTTAAGGCATCATTAACTGGCACCTACCCTGTGGCGGTACGTTGCGATAATGCAAACGCAACCTACGTTGCAACGTATACAATTAATAGTGCAAATACGTGGCAATATATAACGTTGAATATTCCTGGCCCAACATTTGGAACGTGGAGCACGACTAACGCAAATGGTATCCGTATCGATTGGGATTTGGGGTCTGGAACGAATGGGTCCTCATCTTCCGCTGGTAATGTAACTACGACTCCAAATGCATGGCAGACATACGATGCGTTTAGAACGTCAACTAGTGTGCAGCTACAAGCTAACTTGAATGCGACATGGCAGATCACAGGCATTCAGTTTGAAAGGGGTAATGTGGCTACTCCATTTGAAGCGAGATCGTTCAGCACAGAACTGGCTTTGTGCCAGCGCTACTATCAAATCATAGCAGCAGGTTCGGGTGCACCCATTGGTATAGGTGCATTTGTTGGAACTACCGATTTCAGATTGTCGTATATGTTCCCTGTACAGATGAGAGCAGCACCTAGCGGCATAACGTGCGTCAGTGGTACTGGTTACTACCGCTTCTATTGGGGCAGTGGCGTAAGCTCGACGTTCAACGGATTTGTGCTAGACACTGCATCCCCACAAGGCATATCAATGTACACTGGTGGTGGTTTGTCGGGTGTTACAGCAGGCCAGAGTGGGTTCTGTTTAACAAACAATACAGCTGCGTATTTGGCAGCTAATGCGGATCTATAATCATGGCACTGACTAAAATAACAGCAACAAATATTGGATACACACCCGCTAACAAGGCAGGCGATGTTCTAACTGGTGCTCTTACAGTGCCAAACTTGGGTGTTGGTAGCGTAGCCGATTCTAATACTACGAATAGAACAATCACATATCAGAATGCTGGAAAGAACTGGTATGTTGGATTGCGCGGCGACACATCTAATGCGTGGTCAATTGCTGATGATTCTGCACATCGAATGATGGTCGACGCTAACGGTCGCATCACGATGCCATACCAACCAAGCTGGTGCGTTGAGTATTATGGTATGACTGTGTCCGCAAGCACGACATATAACTATACTGGTGGCACTGTGTTCATTAACAACGGTTCCTACTACTCAACGAGCACCGGCAGGTTCACTGCTCCCGTTGCAGGATACTACTTGGTGAGCGCATCGATTGAGCAGAGCACTTCGTCGGGCACGACTGGGTCAGTAGTAGTAAACAAGAATGGGGCTAGCCAGTTTCAAGCGCTCGCGTATAGCGCCATATACAACAGCGGTTCTTTGACTGGTATAATTTACTGCGCGGTAAATGATTACCTCACATTAACATCATATGGCAACAACGGCCTTTCTTACAACGTATACACAACACGCTTCACAGGCCATTTGATAGGATAATACAATGAGCTACTCAGGCGTACAACCAACATTCGGGACGTTCCCAAGCGATCTATTCACAGGTAATGGATCGAATACTGTTTTCACATTGTCGTCCGTTCCAGGAAATAAAGCAGCGTTGCTTATTTCGATCGATGGTGTTCGTCAGCACACCGACACATATTCGTATTCTGCTAACACACTATCATTCAGTGAAGCTCCTCCTAGCGGAGCTATCATCGAAGCGATCAATATGGGCTCTCGTGCCGATGTTGTCGTTACTGATGGCGTATATCGCAAGTCTCAATTTACAGCAACGGCCGCTCAAACAAACTTCAACATTGCTACTGGATATACAATCGGCTTTGTTGATGTATATTTGAACGGTATTCGTTTAGTTGTTGGCGATGACTATACAGCAAATGATGGTTCGACAATCATTCTAGCAGTTGCTGCAGCTGCAGGTGATGCCGTCGAAGTTGTTGCATATGGTACGTTCAATGTTGCTAATGCATTGCTAAAGTCTGGCGATACGATGTCAGGCAACCTAGTTGTTTCTGGCACATCGATTATGGCGACGCCGCACGCGATTGCCAATACAACAGGCAACACTGTAGTTTTTGCCAACACTGGTGTAGTCACATTCAATGCAAACACCATACACGTTGGTGCTGCTACATTTAGTAATGCCGTATCGATAACAAGCACTATTACTGAAACTGTAAGTCCGCAGACTGCAATTGAAACGACGGTTCTTCAGATGACCGATAGTAGTGCTATCAATTACTTGGGTAGTATACGCACATATAATAACGGCGGATACAATCAGTCGCTTCGTATATACACGACAAACTTGGGTGGAGCAAAATCAAACGAAATCAAGGCCATGGAACTAAACGGCAATGGTTACGTCACTATGCCATACCAACCAGCATTCAGTGCTGTAAAAACAGCAAACGTTGTCAATGGAACTGGCACATACACAAGCTGGCCAACTGTGCATGTTAATGTAGGAAACAGCTTCAATGCCACTACTGGTGTGTTTACAGCTCCTATTGCAGGCGTATATCAATTTACCGTGTCTGCTATGGCTAGCGGCACTGGTTATATTAACGTATTCATTTATAAAAATGGCACGAGTGTAGTGGGCGGAGGGGCACGTCCAGCCAACTCCACATACGATCAGGCAGAACGTACTATAATGCTATCGCTAGCTGTCGGAGATACGGTATATGTATCAGATGGGGTCGGCGGCAACCAGGCTGTATTCAGCGATAGTAATGGTTGGTTGTCGTTCCTTGGAAGGCTTGTAGGATAATATATGGCACTAACAAAAGTAACATCTAACGTATTAGGCAATAGCGCAGTCACGTCTGCGAAGATCGCTCTATCAAATACTGGGTTGACGTTCAACGATGGCAGCAACCAAATGACTGCTGCATCCGGATTCGGTTTCAAGAACCGCATCATTAATGGTGCGATGATGATCAATCAGCGAGGTGTGACTACATTGACTGTTAACAACGGCAATTCTTCGACTGTTGGTGGCACATACTTTCAGGACCGGTTCATACTACCTAGCGCCACCGCAGTGTCGCAATATTCAACCACACCCTCAGCATTTACTTGTGCTGTAACAAACAACGCTGCGTCGATCGGATATCCGTTCTGTTTTTCGATTACAGTCAATACGGCAGGTGTGGGCGGAACGAACCGAGACATTTCGTTTATATCTCATAAAGTGGAGGTCGGAAACCTCAGCGATCTTGCGTACGGAACATCCAATGCGCAACCAGCTACACTTTCGTTTTGGATTCGCTCGAGTCTCATCGGCCAGAGATCCCTATTCATATACAGTCCCATTACAAATCGATATATTCAGCCGTCGTTTACGATAAACGCTGCGAATACTTGGGAATATAAGACGATTACGATTCCAGGGGACACGACGGCATCATTTGGCACAACGATGAACGCTGAGGCCATTCGGATTGAATTCCGCACATCCTGTTCCGGAACGACTCTGGCAGCAGCAACCAACACATGGGCAACGCTAAGCAGTCAACGTGCTGTAACTGGGGATGTTGATTTCTTCGGTACAGTCGGAGCAACACTAGATATTACAGGCATTCAATTTGAAAAAGGCCCATCAGCAACATCGTTCGATCATCGCCCATATGGATTAGAATTGTCCTTGTGTCAAAGATACTATGCTACCATCAATAACCCAGGAAACGTTTCCTATGCTAGATATTCATTAGGACTATGCCGCTCGACTGGAACGTCGTCGATGGACCTATACGTACATCTGCCAGTTCCAATGAGAACGACGCCAGTATTCAGTACGACAGGCAGCTTCGTTATGGATCCAGGAGCAATCGCTGTAAGTAGTATCAGTCTATATTCCGCTATTGCAGGATACCAGTACATAGCATTGGCGCCAGTGACTGCATCAAGCATGTCTGTTGGCCCAATATCACTTGTTCAGAATGCAACTACACAATCATCGTTGAACTTCTCAGCGGAACTATAAAATATGTCAAGAGCAAGACAAGTATCACAATTAATTGGTGCATCTAATACTCATGTAGTAACAACGCCAGCAACGTTTAGCAATACAGTCACTGTTGCTAACTCAGGCATTACGTTCGGCGATGCTACAGTTCAGAACACAGCTGCTAGTGGATTTGGCTTTAAGAACCGCATCATCAATGGTGCGATGGTGATCGACCAGAGGAATGGTGGGGCCAGTGTTGCATATGGATCCACTACCACTGCTGGTAACTATTATGGTTATAACGTCGACCGTTGGTGGGCACAAAGCTACTCTACAACCGCAGGTAACGGAGCAGCCTTTACGGTACAACAGTCAAGCGTAGCGCCGACTGGAATTCCTAGTTCCATCGTTGCTACCGTCACCAGCTCGCAGACAACGCTTCAGAGCGACAGTTTATACCGCATACAACAAGTTATAGAAGGGTATAATGTCGCTGATATTGGATTTGGATCTGCTACTGCATCAGCCGTTACCCTATCGTTCTGGGTCAGATCCAATCTTACAGGCACATTCACTGGCGTATTAGGCAACGACGTTGACTACGCCTACCCATTTACATACACAATCAATGCCGCAAATGTGTGGCAGCAGATCGTGATTACTATTCCAGGAGCGACAGCTGGTACGTGGCTAAAGAACAACGGCAAGGGAATACTGATTGCGTGGTGTCTTGGTGCACATACATCGCGCCTTGGTACTGCTGGTGCGTGGGTCGCTAGTGCAAACTACCAAGGGGCTTCTGGTCAAACGAACTTCATGGCGACAGTTGGTAATACGTTCTACATCACAGGCGTTCAACTAGAAAAAGGCTCAACAGCGACATCATTTGACTACCGTCCATATACCACTGAACTCCAGCTGTGTCAGCGTTATTACGAAGTTGGTGACAACCAACTATACCTTCCAGTAGTCGCTGGCAACGCTGTTGCAGCTATAAATTTCAAGGTTACGAAACGAGCATCGGCATCCATTACTACTGTATATGGTAATGGTTCAGCATCGAATGTGGCTGGCTCTACCAACGGAATAACTTGGGTTTACTATGGTACATCCCTAGTCCAGGTTAACTCTTGGACCGCTTCGGCTGAACTATAATCCACAATTCCAGCGAGCATAAATACCTCCATCCTCAGGAGATATTATGGCCGTCCCTAATTCTAGACAACAAGAAGCATTCGTATATCGGTGGACCGACAGTCTAACCGGTATGCTGTATCTTGGCGTCCATAAAGGTACAGTGGACGATGGTTATATCTGCTCTAGTAAGTACATGCTGAAAGAGTATAAGAAGCGCCCCACCGACTTTACGCGCGAGATCGTTTCGCAAGGCCTTACAGAAGACATGCATGCGCTTGAAGTTCAGATGCTCGTAGAAGTCGACGCCGCACGCAATCCAAAATACTACAACAAGCATAATGGTGGTAACAACTTTCTATGTTTAGGCCACACAGAGGACACTCGTCGCAAGATGAGTGAAACGTGGAAATCTCGCACTGAATTTAATTGTAATAATGTTAAGGCGATTGCTAACTGGCGCGGCAAGCATCACTCCGAAGATGCTAAGAACAAAATGAAAGAAGCTGCTAAGAACCACACAGCTAAGCGCTCGGCCGCAATGACCACGAACAACCCAATGAAAGATCCAGCAGCCATTCAGAGAATGTTGGAAACTAGAAGAATAAACAAGGAGCTCCGCAATGGCCGTGCCTAATTCAAGACAATCCTTTAAAGATTACTGCCTTCGTAAACTAGGCTTCCCAGTAATTGAAATCAACGTAGATGACGATCAAGTTGAAGATCGTATCGATGAAGCGTTGAGCTATTTCTGGGATTACCATTTTGATGGTAATGAAAAGATTTACTACAAACACCAAGTAACTGCTCAAGATAGAGCAAACAAATACATTATATTGCCCGACAACATCATCGGCGCAGTAAGTATCTTTTCGATTGGCGATCCTGCCGTTCGTGCAGACGATCTCTTCAACATTCGCTATCAGATTGCTTTGAACGATCTGTATACATTGACATCGGTTTCGCTGATTCCATACTACATGGCGATGCAGCATTTGTCTGTCATTAGTGAGATGCTCGTTGGTAAGCAACCAATCCGATACAATAGACTAAGAAACCAATTGTGGGTCGATATGGATTGGAATACGCTGCGCGACGGTGAATACTTGCTCGTGGAAGCATATCAAGTCGTCGATCCAGAAGAATTTACAGATGCATGGGGCGAGCGCTGGTTGCAAAACTACACAACTGCTCTAATTAAAAAGCAGTGGGGCACCAACTTGAAGAAATTTACAGGCATGCAATTGCCAGGTGGTATCCAATTCAACGGCCAACAGATCTACGACGAAGCAGATGCTGAAATAAAAGAGATGGAACGTGAAATGGTGACAAACCTATCGCTTCCTGCCATGGATCTCATTGGATAAATATGGATTGCATTGCTGAGCATTTAAACCTGGCACCAATCGATCCTGCAATGATGTGGGAGATCGAGCTAAGCGTGTGTGAAGCGAAATCGACAAAGACGATAACCAAGATAGGGTTTTGCTCACCTTTGATGATTCCTATTTTACGCGAACGAGGTAAAAAAAGCCACCTCATCACGAAATGGAATGGGTCCGAAGAACAAAAGCGCTTTCTAAGAGAATCCCTCAAAGGTCGAAATATCACTTGGGGTGAGGAGATAACGAAAGCTAAAAGCGATGGCCCATATAAGATAGTAATGGACGCAAAAGAATACACCACCTTGAGTATAAACAAGTTTGCCAAAGAGCATGGACTTAATACTGCTTCCATGAGATTGTCACTCAAGCACAATAAGCATGTGCAATCAAAAGGACGGACCGTCATGGTCTCGAAAGCATAATGGCCACTTCGTTTTATTTTAACAATTTCCAAGCTAGTGGTGAGCAAGAGCTGCTCACTAATCTAGTAATGGAATCGATAAAAATCTATGGCAACGATACTTATTATCTGCCATTCTCCGATCCACAGATGGACACAATCTATGGTGAGGACAACATCCGTGAGTATAACAACAACGTGATGCTTGAGATGTACATCAAGAACATCGACGGGTTCGGTGGTGATGGACAGTTCCTATCGAAGTTTAACTTAGAAGTTCGTGATACAATCACATTCAGCGTTTCTATTCGTGCCTTCCAAAATGAGGCAGGACAAGTGTTCAATCTTGAGCGCCCACGTGAAGGCGACTTGATTTGGTTCGTACCATCTCAACGTATGTTCAAGATTACATATGTCGAAAAGTATCCAGTATTCCTACAACTAGGTACTGTTGCTTTCTATGACGTTAAGTGCGAGATGTTTGAATTCAGCGGTGAGCGCTTTAATACTGGCATTCCGCAGATCGATCTAGCGATGAATAAGGTATCGCCTTCGATGAATGACGAATCGATCCATACAGAAACTGGCGTTGAATTAATTGACGAATCTGGGTACACGCTACTGCTCGATTCGTGGGACATCAACAATGCAGTTCCTTCTGCTGATAATGATGCTATCCAAACAGAAGCTGCCGACTTCCTCAACTTTACCGAGATCGACCCTTTCAGTGAGGGCGTATACTAGGAGGACACATAAATACTTCTAAAAGGAGCGTTTATGGAAAAGTATGGGTTCGTGTATATCTGGTTCGATAAAAAGCACCAGAGATTTTATCTGGGATGTCATTGGGGTACTGAAGATGATGGTTACATCTGCAGTTCGCGTTGGATGAGGCAGTCGTACAAGCGCCGTCCAGATGATTTCAGACGGCGCACAATATCTCGAGTATATTCATCGAGAGCCGACCTTCTTGTTGAGGAAGGCAAGTGGCTTGGTCTCATTGATGATGGTGATATAGGTACCAAATACTACAACCTAACAAAATACACCAACGGGCATTGGACTGCCGACCTACAGAAGCGACTGACGGTCGGCGAGAAGATATCCAAAGCAAACACTGGTCGCAAAAACACGTGGGCTAAACCTTGCACGGACGAGCATAAACAAATGCTGTCGGAGTTATGGAAAGGCAAGCCAAAGAACTGTACCCGATCAGCAGAGACGCGAGCAAAGATTGCTGCTAATAGCAAGCGGCTGCAAGCAGAGGGCAAGGTTGGTATGCGCGGAAAAAAGCATTCTGACGATACGAAGCAGCTGATGTCTAAAAATAATGCTATGAATGATCCTATAAATAGGCAAAAGATATCTGATGCTAAAAAAGGTATTCGACATTTAACAAACGGAGCAACAAGAAAGATGGCAGTCCCAGGAACAGAAAAATTCAATAGCTTGATTGCTTCAGGGTATAAGGTCGTCTAATGTTTGCAGATACATTTTACCACGGCACGCTCCGTAAATACGTTACGCTATTTGGCACTCTCTTCAACGACATATACGTCAATAGAGTGGATACAGCCGGCGGCGTAATTAATACAATCAAGGTTCCGCTGTCGTATGGACCAAAAGAAAAGGCTCAAGCTCGCTTGGTTGCCAATCCGGACCTAGATTTGCCAGTAGCTACTGCTGTGCCAAGAATGGGGTTTGAGATCACAACGATGTCATATTCACCGACACGTAAGTTGGTAACAGCTGGAAGAAACAGAAGAGTCGATCCAGACAATCCTTCTTCGATGAAGTATAACTACAATCCAGTGCCATATGACATTTCATTCTCGTTGCACATTGTATCGAAGTATCAGGATGATGGCGCGCAGATCCTCGAACAAATCTTACCATACTTTACGCCAGAAAGAACGACGACCGTCAATCTGATTCCGGAAATGAACTATGTCGTCGACATTCCATTGACGCTAATCAACGTTACACCGTCAGATACATATGAGGGTGGGTTTGAAGATCGCAGAGCAATTACATGGACACTAGACTTCTTGATGAAAGTTTACTTCTATGGCCCAGTCAAGTCTTCGAATGTAATTACGCTAGCAAACACCAACTTCTTCGATGCTTCTGGTTATGAAACAGTTGAATCCGCTGTTGGCCTAGCGAATCCACCAGACAGAATTTCTATTAGTCCAGGTCTAGACGCTAATGGAAATCCTACAAGCAATGCTTCAATTGCTATTGATCGAAACTTAGTACCTGCAAACTCTAATTATGGATACATCACAACCAAAGGATAAGATTGGCGATTCGCTAAATCTTTCTCCACTCCCAGCCGAAGTAATCACTGGCAGAGACATCCTGCCACCAGCGACTGTCGTCTTGTCGTCGAACAATCAGATTGATGATGACTTCGAGTATGCACGCGGTAATATGATTGCGGCAATTGAGAAGGGCCAAGAAGCTCTGAACGGTATCTTGGAAGTTGCAGGGATGAGTCAACATCCGCGTGCATATGAGGTTGCAGCTGCACTTGTTAAGACGACAGTCGATGCAAGCAAGGATCTAATGGATCTGTCTAAGCGCAAGAAGGACTTGGATAAGCCAGTCGATGGTCAAGCGGCCGGTCCAAACAAAGTGACCAACAATATGTTTGTTGGTACCACAGCTGAGCTATTGAAGATGCTCAAGCAGAATCAGTAATGTCATATAACGGCAATCAAAATTTATCTGGAGCTCGCGAACAGGTCGAAATGACCCCCGAGCAAGTTGTAGAGTTTGGAAAATGCGCATCCAATCCGCTCTACTTCATCGAAACGTACGTACAGATCGTTAACGTTGATAGGGGTTTGATCCCATTTGAAATGTGGGATTTCCAGCGAGACATCGTTGATCTCGTTACGTCCGAAAACAGATACACAATATGTAAGATGCCTCGTCAAGTCGGTAAGACGACGACTGTTGCTGCCATCTTGCTTCACTTTGCGCTATTCAACGAAAACTTCTCCACCGCCATCTTAGCTAACAAGTTATCACAAGCTCGTGAAATCTTGGGTCGTATTCAGATGGCGTTCGAGCACTTGCCAAAATGGCTACAACAAGGTGTTATTGAGTGGAACAAAGGCTATATTGAATTAGCGAACGGATCGAAGATTCTTGCATCTGCAACATCCAGCTCTGCTATTCGTGGTACGTCTCAGAATCTGATCTACCTTGACGAATTTGCGTTCGTCCCAAACCACCTACAAGAAGAATTCTTCCAATCCGTTTACCCAACGATTTCGTCTGGTAAGTCGTCCAAGGTCGTTATCACTTCAACGCCAAACGGCTTGAATATGTTCTACAAGCTGTGGAAAGACAGCGAAGAAGCTAGAAACGATTACAAGAGAGTGGACGTTCACTGGTCTCAAGTGCCAGGAAGAGATGAAGAGTGGAAGGAAATGATCATCCGGAACACGTCCGTTGAACAGTTCCGACAAGAATATGAGTGTGAATTCCTAGGATCATCCAGCACACTGATTGATGGATCCATCCTTAGAACACTGGTCTATGAGAATCCAATCAAGCAAACAGACCACGTTAAGCTATATTCAGATCCGGCACAAGGCCGATCATACATCATTGTCGCAGATACGTCAAGAGGTATCGGCGAAGATTATTGTGCTTTTATAGTATATGATGTAACAGAATTACCCTATAAGGTGGTAGCGAAGTATAGGAACAACAAGATTTCCACTCTTTTGTACCCTAATTACATATATCAATTCGCAAAACTATATAATAATGCATATGTGCTTGTTGAGTCGAATGACGTCGGCAAGCAAGTAGCGGACATTCTTTATCACGATCTTGAATACGAATTCATGTTCTTTACGGCGAATGACCCTAAAACAGGCCAGCACATATCCGCGGGCTATAAGGGAAATGCTGTGCTTGGTGTTAAGACATCAAAGACGGTAAAGCGTGTTGGCTGCAGTAATTTCAAAACAATGGTGGAATCTAGTAAATTCCTCGTTGTTGACGAAGACCTTCTAAATGAGCTATTCCGATTCTCCGCCAAGGGAGATTCGTATGAAGCAGAAGAAGGCAATGATGACTTAGTAATGTGTAGTGTGTTGTTCTCGTGGTTGATCCAACAACCATATGTCAAAGAACTAACAAGCACGGATATACGATCGAGTTTACATGCAGATAATGAGAGTGCAATCGAAGAATCGATGCTTCCTTTTGGTGTTGTAGATGATGGAATGGACGTACATGAGGAACAACCTTTGGTAGCTGTCGCACATGACGACGGCAATTGGCTATGGAATTGACGAAATTATAAATAACCAAGAAGTCTAAATTATAACCTAAATTGGGGAGATCCACATGCCATTTCAAGTAAGTCCAGGCGTAAACGTTTCAGAGATCGACTTAACTACCGTTACCCCAGCAGTTTCTTCAACCGAAGGCGCTATTGCTGGTGTGTTCAAATGGGGTCCAGTTGACACTAAGATTCTGATTGACAGCGAGTCAACCCTCGTCCGTCGTTTCGGCAAGCCTACAAATTACAATGCAGAAACCTTCTTTTCTGCAGCAAACTTTTTAGCGTATGGCAATAAGCTATACGTTGTTCGTGCAGCTAATACAACTTCAGCTAACAGCACTGATGGTGCTTGGAACGCTATTGCTAATACAAGCACTGTAACAAGCCGTACTACATTCAACATTAGCAACCAAGACGACTTTGAAAACAAGCAAGACACATTCACATCGACAGATGCTGACGTTTTGTACGTCGCAAAGTGGCCTGGTGCTGTTGGTAACTCATTGAAGATTTCCGTCTGTGATACTGCAGATGCATACACTTCGACAGTTAACTTGCTTGCTTCTAATACAGTTAGCACAAACGCAACTCTAACAAACGTTACTATTACTGTTGGTTCTAACACTGCTTTGGTTAAGATGGCCAACGCTGTTGGTTCTAACACAGCTGATGCAAACACAGCTGCTGCAGCCGTTGCTGCAACCATGACTGTTGGTGACGTTATCGAATTGGGTAACACATCGATTGGCAAGCAATATGCTAAAGTCACATCGATTGGCACACCAACTACAAACGCAACTCATGCATACTTCTCGATCACTTTGGATAGCACATACAACCTGTCTGCTAACCTAACATCGACATCATTTACACGTTTCTGGGAATACTACAACAGCGTAGATCGCGCTCCAGCTGTTTCCTCTTACCAACGTTCGTTCGGCGGCAACACATCTGCTGTTGATGAAGTTCACGTTGCAGTTGTTGACCAAGACGGCGAATTCACTGGTGTTCCAGGAACGGTGCTTGAAATCTACCAAGGTTTGTCGCGTGCATCTGATGCCAAGACAGTCGATGGCGCAACAAACTACTACAAGACAGTTATCAATGATGGTTCTCAATACATTTGGGCATTGAGCGATCGTACAAACGCTGCTTCTGCTGCTGCTGCAACTGTCGCCTCGTCTACAAATACGAAGCCATTGTCGTTGTCGTTCGTTGATGGATCTGATGGTCCAGACGAATCTGCAGTATCGTTTGGTGAAATTACTCGCGCATACGACCAATTCGCTTCTGCTGAATCGGTTGACATCTCGTTGCTATTGACTGGTAAGTCGCGTGGCGGCACAGCAGGTGAACAGCTTGCTAACTACTTGATCGACAATATCGCCGATCGTCGTCGTGATTGCGTTGTGTTCGTTTCTCCAGAAAGAGCTAACGTAGTTCGTGCAAATGGCCTCGAAGCTACACGAGTTGTTGCTTTCCGTAACGCTCTTCGTTCTTCTTCATATGCAGTCCTTGACTCTGGATACAAGTATCAGTATGACAAGTACAACGACGTGTACCGTTATGTTCCTTTGAACGGCGATACAGCTGGTCTCTGCGTACGTACAGACGACACACGCGATCCGTGGTTCTCGCCAGCTGGTTTCAGCCGTGGTCAGATCAAGAATATCGTTAAGCTAGCCTACAACCCAGGCAAAGCAGACCGCGACGTATTGTATAAGGCTGGTGTTAACCCAGTTGTTACATTCCCAGGTCAAGGCACAATCTTGTTTGGCGATAAGACGTTGTTGGCTAACGCTAGCGCATTCGATCGTATCAACGTACGTCGTTTGTTTATCGTCTTGGAAAAGGCAATTGCTAAGGCTGCTAAGTCTCTATTGTTCGAATTCAACGACGACTTCACTCGCGCTCAATTCAAGAACATCGTTGAACCATTCTTGCGTGACGTTCAAGGTCGCCGTGGTATCACAGCGTTCAAGGTTGTTTGTGACGATTCGAACAACACTAGCCAAGTTATCGACAGCAACCAATTCGTTGGCGACATCTATGTTAAGCCAGCTAAGTCTATCAACTTCATCCAGTTGAACTTTGTTGCAGTTAGAACTGGCGTTGAGTTCTCAGAGATCGTAGGATCGTTCTAATAAATAAAGACAAGGAGAACAAGACATGGCATTTAATGTAAATGAAATTAGAAGTCAATTAACACTGGGTGGCGCGCGCAGCTCGCTATTCCAGGTTACACTTTCTAATCCTGCTAACAGCATCGGCGATATCAAGATCCCGTTCATGGTACGTGCTTCTTCGATCCCAGCGGCAACGCTGGGCGTTATCGAAGTTCCATACTTTGGTCGTAAGGTTCGTCTAGCCGGTGATCGTACTTTCGGTGAGTGGTCAGTTGTCGTCATGAACGACGAAGACTTCTTGATCCGCAATGCGATGGAAGAGTGGTCCAACCAAATCAACACGTTCCAAGGTAACTTGCGTGGATTTGGCGCTGCATCCCCTCTCCTATATAAATCAACTGCAAATGTAACGCAGTATTCAAAAACTGGTGTACCAATCCGTGAATATACATTCAACGGCATTTTCCCAGTTGAAGTGTCACCTATTGATTTGGATTGGAATAGTACCGATTCGATTCAAGAGTTCCAAGTAACATTCGCCTACGATTGGTGGGAAGTTACAGGTGGAACTACAGGCGACGCAGGCGGCGCTTAATAGTATGGAGGCCGGCTAGTCCGGCCTCGTTAATTGGAGATATAATTAATGGCAGAGTTCCTAGGGTTCGAGTTCCGTCGTAAGGCTCCTGTAGTAAAACAGGATCTAGACGAATTCATACCAAAACAAAACGATGATGGCGCAGTTGTTGTAGCTGCGGGTGGTTCCTATGGTACTGTCGTTGATCTAGAAGGTGCAGCGAAGAACGAAGGTGAATTAGTCACCAAGTATCGCGAAATGGCACTACACCCTGAAGTCGACTCAGCTGTCGATGACATCGTAAACGAAACGATCGTTATCGATGATAAGGATGAGACTGTTGAAATCAATTTGGAAAATCTCCGCGATCTACCAGATACAGTCAAAAAAGCAATCGATGCAGAATTTTCAAACATACTGACACTATTAGACTTTGAACATCAAGGTTACGATGTGTTCAAACGTTGGTATGTCGATGGTCGTCTATACTATCATGCGATCATCGATAAGAACAATCCCAAGGACGGGATTCAAGAATTGCGTTACATTGACCCACGTAAGATCAAAAAGGTCAGAGAAAACAAGCGCAAGAAAGTAACAAACAGCAATACTGGTATGGGTGGCGATGCTACTATTCCGGTAGCAGGCAACGAATACTTCCTCTACAACGATAAAGGGTTTGGCGGTAAGCCAGCTGTTGCAGGGTTGTCTACACCAGTTACAACAGGGATGAAGATTGCTAAGGATAGCATCATTCACTGTACATCTGGTCTGCTCGACAAGACAAATTCGTTGATCATATCGCACCTCCATAAAGCAATCAAGCCACTCAATCAACTGAGAGCGCTTGAAGATGCCACTGTCATATATCGTATTTCGCGTGCTCCTGAACGTAAGATTTTCTACATCGACGTTGGTAACCTTCCAAAGATGAAGGCGGAGCAATATCTGCGTGATATGATGACTCGCTATAAGAATAAGGTCGTTTACGACTCTGGTACTGGTGAGATTCGCGACGATCGTAAGTTTATGACGATGTTGGAAGATTACTGGCTGCCACGCCGCGAAGGCAACCGTGGTACTCAAATTGAGACATTGCCAGGAGGTCAAAACCTCGGCGAAATGACCGACGTTGAATACTTCCAAAAAGGTCTATACCGTTCGCTTAATGTTCCTGTGGGACGCATGCAAAGTGATCAAACATTTGGTATTGGCCGCGCAACAGAAATTTCTAGAGACGAAGTTAAGTTTGCTAAATTCATTAGCCGCTTGCGCATTCGCTTCAATCACTTGTTTATCAAATCGCTCGAGAAGCAATTGGTGCTCAAGCAGATCATTACACAAGATGATTGGAAGGACATTGCTCCTAAGATCAAATTCAAGTATGCAAAAGATAATTTCTTTGCAGAACTAAAAGACAACGAAATTCTGAACGACAAACTATCAACGTATCAGAATATGTTGAACTCTAACGTGATTGGTAAGTACTATTCGCACAAGTGGGCTCGCTCATATATCTTCGGCCAAGATGAAGAAATGAGAAAGCGCATGGACAAAGAGATTAAGGAAGAGGCTAAAGATCCGATCCTCAATCCTCCAGTGATGCCTGATGGAACTCCTGTTCCACATGGTGGCGTAGTTCCACCTCCGGTGCCCGATGTCCCACAACAAAATTGAAATGTATAAATAATGGAGAGAAACATGACAACACCAACTTATACCCCTGCTGATATCGTTAGATTTGCTTTGAGCAAAGATGCGGTCAATACATCATCTGCTTTCGATCAATTGATCGGCCAGCGTGTTGCTGATGCAATTCAATCCCGTAAGGTTGAAATTGCTCAGAATATGATTGCCGAGCCTGAAGTTGATCAAGACGAAGTGGAAGCTGAATCTGAAGAACAACTTGAAGTTGAAACAGAAACAGAAACTGAGACTGAGATAGAAGGATCGGCAGAGGAAGAAAACCAAGAGTCCGAGGAATCACATGAAAACGCTGAACAATCTGCTTGAAGGATTAAAAGGCTTCCAGGGTCCGAAGCACGATCAGGGCTCACGTAAGCCTGGAGAGATCGGCCCTAAAAAAGTCTACCACGACAATACTGTCACTTCTGAAAAGGGCGGTCCATCCGCTGCCACTCTTGGCACACAAGAATTTGTAGACGACCATGAAGTTAAGAAAACAGCTGATGCTAATGGCAACGATGATAAACTGTTCAAAGCTTCAAACGTCAAGGCTGTAGAACGTAAGTCTACACGTCATGGTTACAACGCCAAGGAAAGCGAAGATGTTAATGAAAGACATCTATCGAACGCAGAATTGGTTAAGCGTAAAGAGATTGCTGATGCAATTAAACGCGACCACCCAGAATATAGCGACGCTAAGAAAATGGCTATTGCTACTGCAAAAGCTAAGCAAGTTGCTGAAGAAGAACAAGTCGATGACATTCTCGAAGCAGTGCTAGCAGAGCAGGCAGAACAAGAAGTCGAAGCGATCACAACGATGCTTGAAGCTGTTTACGAGAGCCTAGAAGATGACGAATCTCGCGAACAATTCGTTGAGATGCTTGAATCAGATGAGCAATTCGAACAACTTCTCGAAATGGTTCAAGGCGTATTGAATGAAAGCGAAGAGGAGTAATCATGTCTGATAACATTAAGATCTTATCGACCTCTATCACTCTCACGACTGCTAATACAGTAAGTGGAGCAAAAGTTGTACGTATCGTCAACACATCCGCTTCTCCTTCTCTGATCACACAAAAGAATGCTAACGGCGTATCGATCGGCACTATCGTGCTCGGTGCTGCTGGATGTAACTTTGATAGTGAGTCAGTACTCAAACAACCAACAGACACATTCGAAAGCAATTCAGCTTCGGGCGTATTTGCCGTTTCGGTTGGATACTATTAAGAAGATACCAATATGAAACTATTCACAGAATTAGTAGAAGACGTTCAATACCTCGTAGAAGAACGCAACGGCAAAAAGGACCTCTACATTGTTGGTCCTTTCATGCAAGCAGAACAAAAGAACCGCAATGGTCGTATCTACAAGCTTCCAGTTCTAGAACGTGAAGTTCAACGCTATTCGAAAGAATACGTCGACACGAACCGCGCTCTTGGTGAATTGGGACATCCAAATGGTCCTGCAATCAATCTTGATCGTGTGTGCATTAAGATTGTTGAATTGAAACAAAGCGGAAATGACTTCATGGGTAAGGCTAAGATTCTTGGCACACCTATGGGCGATATTGCAAGAAATTTATTGGAGAGTGGCGTTCAACTAGGCGTATCTACGCGCGGTATGGGCTCTCTCAAAGAAGTTAATGGTATTATGGAAGTCCAAGATGACTTCTTCCTCGCAACAGCGGCTGACGTTGTAGCTGATCCTTCAGCTCCAGATGCGTTCGTTCAGGGGATTATGGAAGGCGTTGAGTGGGTATGGGATAACGGCGTTATCAAAGCCCAACAAGTTGAGCAGATCAAGGAATCCATCGTCAAGGCTAGCTCAAAACAACTGCAAGAAACCAAGGTTGCCGCGTTCCAACAATACTTAAAATTCTTATCTACTAAATAGTCTTATAAATAATTACCATAACAGGAGAATTAAATGTCCA